TCATTATATAATCCAGATTATATTGACTGTTATGTTACAGCCACACATGGCGAAGGCTTTGGTATACCTATCTTTAGAGCAGCTTGTAACGGTATTCCAATTATAGCAACAAACTGGTCTGGCCATTTGGATTTTCTTAGAGCCCCCAGTAAAAACAGGGCAGGAAATACTAAGCTTAAAAGCCACTTTATCAAAGTAGCTTATGATTTAAAACCTGTAGAACAACAACATTTGATGCCTGGTTTAATTACTGAGTCTTGTATTTGGGCTTATCCAAAAGAAGACTCCTTTAAGAAGTCTCTTAATTTTATCCGAAGGAATAAAGAATCGTTCCTAGAAGATTCTAAAAATCTTTCAAATTATCTTAGAGAAAAAAACAATCTAAAAGTTATTAAGGGGATGTATAAGGATTTCAATAACGAAGAACTTTCTCCGTATTTAAAAACAGTTCAAGAATATGAGGATGAAGTGGATTCACTTTTGGATGATTTAATATGAGTCTTATGATATTCTTAGCTGATGCTTTTGCTGAAGATTATGTTGGTGGAGCGGAGCTTACCTCGGAGGCTATTATTCAAGGGAGACCCAATAATAAAAACATAATAAAGATAAGATGTGCTGAGCTTACAAGCTCTGTAATCAATCAATATAAAGAAGCTCACTGGGTTGTATTAAATTTTGTTTCGCTTGATTACAGGTTAAAACTTCATTTGATTAAAAATGTAAATTATTCTATAGTCGAGTACGACTACAAATTCTGTAAATTCAGATCTTTGGATCTTCACAGAATTCAAACAGGTCAGGAGTGTGATTGTGCAGACATAAAAGAGAACAAGATAAATTTAGCCTTTTATGGGTATGCAAAAAAAATCTGGTTTATGAGCGATGCGCAAAAGAATATCTTCTTACAGAAGGTTAAGACAATCAAAGAAGAAAATACAGAAACTTTAAATTCTGTTTTTTCAAAGGGTGATTTAAGATTTATTGACTCGATAAGAGACAATAAAAAAAACGACAAATATCTTATTGTTAGAACAAACTCTTGGATTAAGGGTTATGAAAAATGTGTCAAGTATGCGCAAGATAACTCGTTAGAGGCAGAAGTAGTTGCTGGTTTGCCTTATCACGAATTACTAATAAAGCTGTCTACTTCAAAGGGTCTTATATTTTTACCTGATGGTGCAGATACTTGCCCTAGGCTTGTTATGGAAGCACAAATGCTAGGGTGTGAGACCATATTAAATGAAAACGTCCAACATAGATATGAATCTTGGGCTAATAGTGCTGAATCTTGTCGAGAACATATGAACACAAGGTGTTCTACATTTTGGAGTTTTTATGACTAAGAGTGAAACGATAGTTATTATGGGAAATGGTCCATCCCTTAAGGATGTTGATTTTTCTATGCTAGATGGTATTGACACATTTGGATTAAATTCTGCCTATCGAGCCTATCCTCGTTTAGACTGGTGGCCTACCTATCACGGCTGCTTTGATTATCGTGTAACAGATAATCACCAACAAAGCTTCATTGATCTTATCGATTCAGGCAAATTTAAAAAGAGCTTTTATATAAGGAACTTAAGTGACAAAGATAATTTCCAATTTGTAAATATGCTACCGTATGGTAGCACCAACAAGATGAACCATTCAGAAGATTGTTTTACTCAGTTTCACGATAATGGTAATAGTGGTGCTAACGCTTGTTCGGCGGCTGTTTGTATGGGGTATAAAAAAATTATCCTTTTGGGTGTAGACTGTAACTATGTTGAATTTGTTGACGGCAGTAAAAAAGACGGACCCGGACTGATTATGGATAAAACACCAGATAAGAACCCGAACTATTGGTTTGATGACTATCAACAAAAAGGTGATCAATATAATATTCCTGATGGTATTAAATTTCATATGCCAACTTGGAATATGTTTGCGTATAGGGCTGCACACGCTGATATAGAAGTGATAAACTGTAGCCCTATATCAAACTTAAAATGTTTTAGAAAGATTTCATTACAGGATGCTTTAAAATGACTAGAAGAAAAACTTGCTTAACTTGTAGATCCACAAAACTAACTAAGATAATTGATCTTGGTATGCATCCTTATGCAGATACTTTTATTGATAAAAAACACAAGTCTATGCCATTGCCTGTATATAACCTTTCTTGTGTTATGTGTGAGGAGTGTAAATTAATTCAAACTGAGGCAGCGACTGATGCTACTGAGAGATATAATCTTTTTGATTACTCTTATACATCGTCAAATTCTTTAACATCTAGAAGTCACTGGGAAGAATATTGTGAGTTAATTAGTCACAAATTATCGTTAAGTAAAGAGTCAATAATATATGAAATTGGATCCAATGATGGCTATCTTCTCAGTCAGTTTAAGAATAAATTAAACAATAAAGTATATGGAATTGATGCATCAAGGGCTATGTGTGATATTGCCAATGAGGCTGGCATATTTACTGAAAACTGTGTTTTTAACCAAGAGGAGTCTGATAGGATAGTTGAAAAAGTAGGACCATCCGACTTAGTTATAGCAAATAATGTATATAATCATTCAGATGACCCTATATCTTTTACTATGGGTGTAAATACACTACTGAAAAACGGTGGTCACTATGTTTTTGAAGTTCCTTATTGGAAATCAACAATAGATTCAAAAAAAATAGATCAAATATACCATGAACACGTCACATATTATACGATCACTTCCTTGAAGAACTTATTGGAAAAGTGTAAATTTGAAATAGTAAATATTGAAGTTGTTGATTATCACGGTGGTTCCTTGCGTGTAATTGCAAAAAAGAACCTAAACGAAAAAATTTCACATTATAAAGATATAACAAAACAAATCAAAAAAGAGTCTTACTTATTTGAAAAAAAGACCTATGAAGTTTTAAATAAACATTTATTAAAGAGGAAGATAGATTTTGTATCTAAAATTATAAGATACAAGAAAAAAGGGTATAATATAATCGCAATTGGAGCAGCCGCAAAAGGAAATACGTTGTTAAACTTTTTGAATTTAAACAATTCGTTGATTGATTTTGTAACAGATACTTCAAAGTATAAACAGGGCAAAACAACACCACTATCAGATATAGAAATATGTGGTGACGAAGTTTTTGCAACAGTTGATAAAGTCTGTGGACTAATATTATCTTGGAATTTATCAGAGCCTATAAAAAATAAGATCAGAGAAATTAATCCTAATATAGAATATATAAGTTTTTACAAATAGGAGAGACCATGGAAAAGAAAAACATCTGGAATAATCCACAGCCACCCCTAGAAAAACACGTTGACGACAGGGGTAAAATTGTTGACATATTTTATAAAGATAAGATAGAGCACGTTGCTGTAATACAATCGGCAAAAGGTGCAATCAGAGGAAACCATTATCACAAATATACAACTCAACATATGCTAATTACAAAAGGATCATTAGAATACTGGCATAAGCCACTTAATTCTGATGATCCTGCAAGTTTTGTTCTTTTGGAAGCAGGAGACTTTATAACAACACCTCCAGATGAAATCCACGCATTAAAGATAGTTGAAGATAATGAATTTGTAGTATTTACAGAAGGGTTAAGAGGGGGAAAAGATTATGAAGATGACACTTATAGATTGTCCGAAAGTATAATCGGTGAATAATATGTTAAAACTTCACCTAGGTTGCGGAAAAAGAAACCTACCAGGGTACGTCCACATTGATGTCGATGCCCACCCGCATATAGATTATTGCACATCTATTGATAACTTGCCAATGATACAAGACAATTCAGTTGATGAAATATATACCTGTGGTGTTATTCCATACTTTGATCGAGATGAGATAAATACTGCTCTCTGTGAATGGCATCGTGTTTTAAAAAAAGATGGTATATTAAGAATATCAGTGATTGATTTTGAAAGACAAGTTGAGGTATATCTGAGCAGCAATGCAGATTTAGAACACCTTGGGGTTCTAGGACCTATTTTTGGTAAATGGGATTATACGACGCCCGAAGGACAAAATAAAAGTATGTACAAAAAGAATGCTTATGACTTCAAATATTTGAAGAAGGTTTTAGAAAGCAATGGTTTCAAAGATTATCAAAGGTATAACTGGAAAGAATTCTTACCAGAGGGGTATGATGATTATTCGGCTGCTTATGTTCCCCATGGAGATGAAAATGGTGTACCAATGATGCTTAATATATGGTGTAGAAAATGTTAAATATTTATTCTAAAGTTGACCCTGAAAAAATTATTTTATCCCTAATAAGAAAAAATGAGATTACAAACTCTAGACAAAATATAACACCAGACGAAGAGTTTTTACAGGCTGGGGTAAAAATAACAAAAGCAGAAGATTTTTTTAAAGCTCATAAACACTTGCCCTGCAATAAAGTTGCCACTACAACTCAAGAAGCTTGGGTTATTTTGGATGGTAAGGTTGAGGGAACTTTTTATGATTTAGATGATTCTTTATTGTGTTCGCTTGAAATAAGCGATGGAGATTGTGTTGTTATATATCGAGGCGGACATTCATTGAAGATATTAGATGATGATACAATTTTATATGAATTTAAAAATGGACCATACTACGGCGTAAAGAAAGATAAAACTTACATAGGAGAATGAATTGAGTAAGTGGGATTTTCATATTGTTGAAGAGTTCGAGAACAATATAAGTAATTTTTTTGGTTCTAAATATGCGGTAGCGGTTGACTGTTGTACACACGCTTTAGAGTTGTGTCTAATATACACTAACGCAAATAAGATTTCAGTACCCCATCACACTTATATTTCAGTGCCTTTTCTATCAAACAAGTTAAATATTGATCTAGAATGGAAAGATTGTGAGTGGAAAAAATTTTACTACCTGACTGATAAAGTGGTAGATGCTGCTGTCCTATGGGAAAAAGATAGTTATGTTCCCGGAACATTTATGTGTGTAAGTTTTCAATTCAAAAAACACTTAAGTCTAGGAAGAGGTGGTATTATTTTAACGGATAACGAGGAGGCAGCTAAACATTTAAAGAAAATGTCGTATGATGGAAGGGAGCCTCATATACCTTGGGGAACTCAAAATATTAATGTGATGGGGTACCATTATTATATGACACCAGAGACAGCAGCGCTTGGATTAAAAAAACTACCAGAGGCTATTGAAAAAAAGCCTAAATCTTGGAGTTTGAACGACTGGCCTGACTTAACTAAGATGGAGATTTTTAAATGAAGAAAGCATTTATTACGGGATTGAATGGTCAAGACGGCAGTTATTTAGCTGAGTTGTTATTAGAAAAAGGATACGAAGTCCACGGAGTAGTAAGAAGACACTCAGTAGCTGAAAATCAAAATTATCGTCTGGGGCAGAGTGATGTTAGTGATAAAATTAATACTCACTATGGCGATCTTTTAGATTATCCTTCCTTACAGAGGTTAATGTCAGAGATTCAGCCTGATGAAATTTATAATTTGGGTGCTATGAGTCACGTTCGTATTAGTTTTGATATGCCATCTTTTACGATCAAAACTAACGCCCTTGGTGTTCTTCATATGTTGGAGATTTATAGAAATACAGTTCCGAACGCTAAATTTTACCAAGCATCATCATCAGAGATGTTTGGAAATTCAGTAGATGAAGATGGTGTGCAACGGCTGACCACTCCAATGAACCCGGTCAGTCCTTATGGGTGCGCTAAGGTGATGGGTTATAATTTAGTTCGACACTATAGAAATGCTTATAACCTTCATGCTTGTAATGGTATTCTATTTAATCACGAGTCTCCACGCCGTGGTTCGAACTTTGTAACAAACAAGGTGGTAAAAGGTGCTGTTTCAATTAAGAAAGGCTTACAACAAAACCTTGAACTAGGTAATATGGATTCATACAGAGATTGGGGACACTCAAAAGATTATGTTAGAGCAATGCATCAAATCATAAACCATTCAGTTGCAGATGAGTTTATTGTTGCTACTGGCGAAACGCATTCTGTTAGGGATTTGTGTAGAATTGTTTTTGAAAAAATAGGATTAAATTACGAAGATTATGTAATACAAAATCCAAAATTTATGAGACCAGAGGAACTCAAATATTTAAAAGGTGATCCATCTAAAGCACAGGAAATCTTGGGCTGGAAACCTGAATATACATTTGAATCAATGCTGGAAGAAATGATTGATCGATGGGATAGGGAACTCTAGGGTGGGGAAAAGCAAAAATAAACGTTTTTGTATTTTACAGGTGACTCCTAGTGAGCCAAATGCTGTTCATTGTAAGTTGTTTGAAGATAGAGAACAGTCAGACCTTTATTTTGTTACCTACGAAAAAGAAAATCAAAAGTCTCTAAAGTTTTGCCCTGGCACTGTCTGGTCTGAGACAAGAAATATCATGGCAGAGCTTGTTCCTAAGAAATATGATTATTATATGTTTCTTGATCATGATCTTGTTCTTGAGCCAAGGTTTAACTTAGATCCCTATGAGCAAATATTAGAAGATTTGGAACTAAATCCAGCCGTTTTAACTTATTATCCGGGTACAGGAATTGATAGCCCTTTAGTACAGGATCAAAATTTCTTAACTAGCAGAGATTATTCTTGTATACCATTTACTCATAATGGCATTAAAATTGTTCACAAAAGTTTAATGAAATGGTTCTTTCCCTTATATACAAAATATCGCACAGACACTGATGCCTGTCATATGTTCAACATTCAGGAAATACCTTTTTTAAGAAATGTTGTTTGTAGTCACAAAATGGTTCATCATAATACACCTAATGACAGCACAGCAGACCAAATATACAATAGCGATGGAGCCTATACAACATACAAGATGAATCAAATGTTTAAGGATATACTTCCAGCGTTTAAGAAAAGAGGCTTACTACAGATAAAAGATGTAGATTATAACCTGAATTACAATTCATTGAGTATCAAAGAGTTTTTTGTTTCGTTGTTTCGGCAAAAGAATTTTGAGGTTATAAAAAACTCATACGATGTAGATTATTATGATGAGCAAAAAATATCAAAATTCTTTGACTTAAATCACGATCAGTTTTTAAACTGCAATCTATCATTGGCGGAAAAATTTAAACCCATCAGCAAGGAATCCATCGAGGTGGTAAAGTCTTGCCTACGAGAGTTAAAATTTGATGATTTTGTTACCCCGCTAGACCCGTGGCCTGGTATTGTGAAAGATGTCAACGAAAGATTGAGTGATAAAAAAATCTCAATAAATGAGTGCCTCCGTATATATCAAAACCTGGAGGACAATGAATCAGTCTTTCACAGGAATTCTGTTATGGATAGTGACTTGGAGAAATTTTTAAAAGACAAGACAGTTGCTTTAGTGGGGCCTTCTCCATATTTAAGAGGTCAAGGCAGAGGACAAGAAATAGATTCTTGCGACGTGGTTGTTAGAATTCAGCACAACATATATTCGGAGCAAGACTTTGGAAAACGCTCAGACATAATACAAAGTTGCTTGAATCCTAATTACGGCAACCCACTTGTAAGCCATATAAAAAGCTTATCACCAAAAGATAGACCAAAATTCATTATTTGTAACGACTCAGTTTCAGCACCAAACAATAATGAGGTGGCTGTTGGCGGGCTTGAGTGGAAAAAAGGATGGTTCTTTACGGATGAAGTGTATGGTAATATTTTTCAAGAATTAAATATTCCTCTTGTGAATCTTAAAAGAAGCGATGGGACTTGGGATCGCTGGGGGCTTTATTGGCAAGTTTATGCGAAGCAGCATCTTGAAAGATTTTCTACTGGAAATTATACGACGTTTACAGCCAATTTCAACTCTGGTTATGGATCTATTAATTTTCTTTTAAGATACTCTCTGAAGGAATTACGTGTATATGGAATGGATTTTTATAATACGGGACTACCTCAAACAAATGAAGAGAAGTATAATTCGGAATATATAAAAACATATGGTTCAGAAGGGACCCCTTTGGGTCCAGACAAGTTACTTCATGACCAGGTTTCTCAGATGATGCATTGTAAAAATGTCCTTATGAGGGATCCAAGGCTGTTTTTTGACCCAATTGTTGTGGAAAAATTAAATTCTAAAACAGTTTGTGATAGGATTAATAGGTTTTCAAATTTGCCAAAATTTAAAAAGGACACCAGATAATGACCAGAAAATCAGATTCAAATTTAAATAGAGTTTTAGAAGATGACGGAGTTCCAGTCTCAGAATTGGTTAAGTATGAAAATTGTTCTACTGTAAATTTAGAAGAATTAAGAAAAGATCTTGGCATGGGGTCTTGGGCTGTACGAATTGCTTATAATGAACTCTTTGGAGGAGTTGTTATACAACAACAACCTGGCGAAGGCAATAGAAAACATTATCATCATGACGCCGATGAGAACTGGGTTATTTTAGATGGAACTTGGGAGTGGTGGATAGACGGCATAGGAACAAGGACTGTTACTACGAATGATATTATTGTAGTTCCTTGCGGCGTCTGGCATCACATAAAGTGTGTGGGAGATAAACCAGGGGTAAGGTATGCGATAACCAGGCCGGATGTGGATCACGTATATGAAGATGATTGATATATTTTTTGATTTCACAGGCAAGACAGTTGTAGTTACAGGTGGAAGTAAAGGTATTGGACTTGAGGTTGTTAAAAGATTTATAGATTCGGGCGCAGTTGTCTATTGTTTATCACGAACAGATCCGAAGATAGATGGTTGTCATCATATAGGGTGTAATTTAAGAAATCAATTAAGTATAAAACTAGCTTTTGATTCAATTAAAACACTAGATTTTTTAATCAATGTTGCTGGAACCAACTTGTGTTGTCCTATAGAAGATATTGATAGTGATGAATGGGATAGAGTGATGAGCACTAATCTTAAATCATTTTATTATACTTCTAAATTAGCAGTTCAGATAATGAAACAAAAAAACTTTGGCAGGATTGTAAATGTTTCATCAATCGCAGGAAGAAATAAAAGTATTGTAAGTGGTGTTCATTATACGTCTAGTAAATATGGCATAATTGGCTTGACTAAGCAGTTGTCGAATGAAGTCTCAAAACACAATATTCTTGTGAATTGTGTTTGTCCCTCACAGACAATGACAGAGATGTTGCAAGAATCTATGACTACAGAGCAAATAGAAAAATTAGAACATAGTATACCTGTTAGAAGAATTGCAACTACAAAAGAACAGGCTTTACCAATATTGTTTTTATGTTCTTCGGCTGCTTCATATATTGCAGGAGCAGCAATTGATGTAAACGGAGGTCAGCTATGAGAGATACTGATATTACTGTCTTAATTGCAGTAAGAGGTGGATCTAAACGTGTACCAGGAAAAAATATAAGACCATTCGGAAGTTCCAACATGCTCCAAATGAAAATAGAACAAGCAACAAGATTAAGTGGTATTAATAACATAGTTGTAACATCTGATGATGAGGGTATGTTAGAGTTGGCAAACTCTCTTGGTGCAACTACTATGAGAAGAGACCCATTTTATGCTAGTGATACAGTTCCTATGGGGGATGTATATGTTCACTTAGCTTCCTCTTTAGATTGTAAGGATATATTATGGACACCAGTAACGAGTCCACTTATAAAAGATGAGTCAGTTCAAGAGTGTATTGACTTATACAAAGAGATAGAAGAGTATGATTCAGTGGTCACAGCCAATTATATTAGAGAATATCTGTGGCTTGATAATGCAGCTATGAATTATGATCCTAAAAATCATCCAAGATCTCAGGACTTGCCTGATGTGTATGCTTTGAATTTTGCGGCAAACATATTGCCCAGAGAATTAATGATACAAAATAAAAATATTCTTGGGAATAAATTTTATCCGCTTATGTTGGATGATATAGAATCAGTAGATGTTGATACTGAGTTTGATTTCATGGTTGCTGAGGCTTTGTTTGATAAGGTAAACAGAAAATGAAAAATATCAAGATTTATATTGTAACGTATAGAAGGCAAGATATACTAAACAAAACCTTGGATACCTTATTTAATAAGACAGATTTTTCGCTTGTTTCTGATACAGAAGTAAATGTTATCAACAATCACAGTGATTTTTTTCTAGAGGAAAGATTTCGAAACAAGGTAAATGTAATTCACAACAACGCCAGACCTGATTGGGATACAGGTAACTTAGCAAGAAACTGGAATCAAGCACTTGTGCATGGGTTTAAAGATTTGAATAACCCGGAGGCAAAAATTGTTGTGACAATGCAGAACGATATTGTATTAGATCCAAAGTGGGCAACAAATCTTTTAAAGATGCACAAGAAATACACTTTTATTACAGGGCAATTGGGCGATAATATTATTAGCTATAGACCAGAAGCGGTAAAAAGAATAGGATTATGGGATGAGCGTTTTATAACACCAGCAAATAAAGAAGCTGACTATTATATTAGGGCTCTAATTTTAAACAAAGAAAAGTCCTTAATAAATGATAGGATCCATGGCAGACTATTAAACAGTCAAGATGCACTACCACTAGATACATCAGAATATCAAGGTGGTGAACCTGAGTGGAGAAAAGAGAAATCGAATAATATATCGAGAGAAGGTTGGTATCATACATCACAAATTTTGTATTGGAAATGGAAAGACACCTGGAAAACACAGCCCGCTTATACTGGGTGGTTAACGAGATGGTCTCAAGATTTTGTTGATAACCCACCAAATCTACCAACAGTTCCGAACTTCGTACAATATTATTATTTTGAAAAAGATGTTGAAACACTTGAGGAACAAAACTATGTTGGCTGGAGAGAGGGTGATTTTTGGCTTGACCTCAACAAATGTGAAGATATTGACAAGCACCCATTTAAAGATAATGAAAGGTTTAGGAAGTGATTAAATTAGTAGTTTTTGACTTGGATGGCGTATTAGTAGATGCTAGGGAACTTCACTATGAAGCTCTAAACCGCTCTCTAAAAGAGGTAGATCCAAAGTATATTGTTGAAAGAGAAGAACACCTATCAACATTCGATGGACTACCAACCAGTAAGAAATTAAAGATGCTTACAGAGATGAAGGGGCTCCCTCTGGAGAGTCACCATTCTGTATGGAAAAACAAACAAAAACATACAATCAATATAATATCAAATGAATATGGTCGAGACGAAAGAATCTGTAATTTATTGAGAGACCTTAAACAAGAGGGTCTTAAAATTGCGGTTGCTTCAAATTCTATCAGAGAAACCATAAAGATGGTTTTGTTGCGCAAAGGATTTATGGAGTATGTTGATTTTTTCTACTCTAATCAGGATGTAAGAAACCCTAAGCCAAATCCAGAAATTTATCTTAAATGTATGGTGAAGGCGGAAGTCGGACCTCAAGAAACTGTAATAATTGAAGATTCACATATTGGACGTGAAGCAGCACAGCGTGCTGGGGCTCACGTATGCGGTGTAATGAATAGTGAAGATGTAACAAAAGAAAAGGTTTTTGGATTTATTGAAAAGAATCGTCCTAGAACTTTGTCTAGACCAAAATGGCAAGGAGGAGATATGAAGGTTCTTATTCCAATGGCTGGCGAAGGTTCTCGCTTTCAAAAGGCTGGCTACGCTTTTCCAAAACCTTTAATTGAAGTTAACGGAAAGCCAATGATTCAACTTGTTGTTGAAAACTTGAATATAGATGCGCAGCATATTTTTGTGGTCCGCAAGGAACATGAAGAAAGATACAACATAAAACATCTTTTACAATTGATCTCTCCAGGGTGTGAGGTTATTTATACAGATGGACTAACAGAGGGTGCTGCTTGTACAACACTGTTAGCAAAAGAATTCATTAATAATGATGAACCTTTGCTCTATGCAAATTCAGACCAGTTTCTAGAGTGGGATAGTAATGAGTTTATGTATTCTATGATGGCAGATAATATCGATGGTGGTATGTTAACTTTTGAAGCTACTCACCCAAAGTGGAGTTTTGCCAAGTTAGGTCCTGATGGGTATGTAGCAGAAGTGGCAGAAAAGAAACCAATTAGCAACATTGCGACTACTGGGATTTATTACTGGAAACAGGGTTCTGACTATGTTAAGTATGCCGAACAGATGATCGAAAAGGATATTAGGGTTAACAATGAATTCTATGTTTGTCCCGTATTCAATGAGGCCATTGGAGACGATAAAAAGATAAAAATCTTCCCAGCTAAAAAAATGTGGGGCATAGGAACACCAGAAGATTTAGACACTTATTTGAGAAATTATAAGGGTTGATATGAAGTTAATAGCTCATCGTGGTAATATCAAAGGAAGAACAGATAGAGAGAATATGCCGCAATATATTGAAGAGGCTCTGTCTAAAGGTTATGATGTTGAAATAGACGTTTGGAGCATATTAGGGAATTATTATCTTGGTCATGATGATCCTGAGTATAAAGTTTCTGAAAGTTTTTTAGAAAAAGCAGGTCTCTGGTGTCACGCCAAAAATTCACAAGCTTTTAGTGCAATGCTCAAAAATTCAAAAATACACTGTTTTTGGCACGAGAGAGATGATTATGCTTTAACATCTAGAGGAAAAATATGGATATACCCCAATAAAGAACCTCTAGATGGTGGCATACTAGTGTTGAATAATAATCAAAAGATACCAGACAATTCTAATCTTGAAGGTGTTTGTTCTGATTTTGTTGGAAATTTTAAGTAATGGAAATAAAAGATTTAGAAATAATAAAAACTAGTCAATCTCTTTTTGACAGTTTTAACGGGTTTATATTGAGTGATGACACAAAAGTGTTTGGGAAGCTTTTAGCTCGAACACTTCTAATGAACAAGGTTAAAGATATTCCTGGCGATATTGTTGAATGTGGTGTTTTTAAGGGAACAGGTATTTTAACTTTTCTTAAATTAAAAAAATACCTTAATCCAAATTCTGGAAAGAAAGTTTTAGGATTTGATTTTTTTGATACAGATAGTCTAATTGATAGTTTATCATCACAAGACAAATTAGCAATGTCCACACTCTTTGAAAAAAGAAACTTTAGTCACGATCATAACTATCAAAATTATCTTGAAAATGTTATTCAAGAGGCAGGATTTCAAGATTACGACTATGAGTTAATTGCAGGTGATATTTCTAAAACAATGCCAGAATATATTTCAAATAAGCCTGGGTTAAAAATATCTCTTCTCTATTTGGATCTTGATCTAGCACAACCAACATACGACGTTCTTGAGGCTGCTTGGGATAGGGTGTCTAAGGGTGGTATTGTAGTGTTCGATGAATATGCTTTTCATCACTGGTCAGAATCGCAAGGTGTAGACAAATTTTTTAAAGACAAAAACGTACAAGTAGAAAACCTAAATTATATCGCACCGAGCGCATTTGTCAGGAAAGTATAATACAATGAAATTAGCTTGGCAACAAATACCATCACCAGTTGTATCAGAACTTTTATGCCACACTGGTGTTGATGGTGTTGTTATAGATACAGAGCACGCATCCTACAACAATGAAACAATCTATAATTGTATTCAGACTATAACTTCATTAAATAGGAAATGTTTTGTTAGATTGATGGTTCCGACCAAATCAAGTATTAGGATGTGTTTGGATGCAGGAGCAACAGGTTTAATTTTCTCTACCGTTGAAAATGCACGGCAGTGTAACAAGATAATGAACTCTTGCAAATTCCCAAAACACGGCGGACGCAGAGGGCTTGGTTTAACTAGGGCTAATAAATGGGGATTATTACCTTTAGTATCAGAACCACCTTCTATTGTAGCTCAGATTGAAACTATTGATGGCGTAAATAATTTAGAGGAGATAATGAGTTATAATTTTGACTATTATATGATCGGACCTTATGACTTGTCCGCTAGTCTTGGAGTGCCAGGAGATTTTAGTTCAAACTTGTATCTAGATGCAATTAAGAAAATGGAAAAATTAATACCAAAAGAAAAGATGGCAGTCCATATTCCAACAGAAGTTAAAAAATATCTAAAGAAATATTCAGATTATGGTATTATAGCATTAGGGATGGACACAACCGGACTTTTAGAATTTTATAAGGAGCTAGGGATAAATGAGTTCAGCACTTGACATTGAAAATCTAGAGAGCAAATTTTACGAAACTATAAGCTCAAAAGAGTGGAGACAGCTACAAGAATATTATAATGAATGTGATGACATTTATGTTCTTGGGCACGGTGGAAACATGGGTGTTGCTGATCACACCGCTGTAGATATGACAAGACTATCCAATGGGACAAAGAACGCTATGTGTCCTGGGAGTTGTGTAGTAGCAACTTCCTTGATCAACGATACAAGTTTTGATCAATGGATGGTTGCTTGGTTGCAACAAAGAACTTGTACTAAAACTAAATCTCAAATGAAAAAGTCTCTAGTATATGGGATCTCTTCGTCTGGGAAATCAAAAGATGTAATCAAAGCACTTCAATGGGCTTCGGATAATGGACTAAGGACAGCTTTGGTGACGTCTAATCCTATTGAAGAAGAAATTAAAGGATTAGCTCAAGTAGTCCTTGGAGCCGAGTATTACCACACAGCAGAAGTTTTAACTTTGTTATTGCAATATCAATTAACTCACGGTTCAGGAAAGGAGTGTCCTCCAATCGGCAAAAACTCTCCTGACGATTTAGAAAAAATCAATTGGAAAGGTCCAAGTGTCAGAAAACATAGTTATCCAGATGAACAGGTAAATATTGGTATTGATTTTGATGGGGTAATCCATAAGTGTTCAAAGGGATATCACGACGGCACAATCTACGATGATCCAGTTGAGGGTGCTAAGGAGGCACTACAAAAACTATCTAGAGATCATACAGTCATTGTTTATACCTGTAAAGCAAAACCAGATCGAGGCTTGGTAAATGGAAGAACTGGTTCTGAACTAGTCTGGGAATGGCTTAAAAAGCATGATATGGCACAATATGTGTCAAAGGTTACTGCTGAAAAACCAAGAGCTTTTGCCTATATTGACGATAAAGCGGTTCCATTTACAGGCGGCTGGGATAATGTCATCACTCAGGTTAACAATATGAAAGGAGAAGAATAATGAAGTTTTCAAATCAAGCTGTAGGAGCACTATTGATGACACTTCAAAAGTGTTTGGCAGAACAAACAGATATAACAGAGATGTTAGCTGACTGGAACTTGGAAGTTGAAAATGGTGAAGTTGTAGTAATAAACCCACCAACTGTAAAGACTCAAGTTTTTGAAACTGAATAATGCCTTTATACCTTTATGATTGTCTCGGGTGTGACAAACAGGTTAATATCCGACATTCGTATAAAGAAAAAGATGTAGAGTGTCCGTTGTGTAATTCTAAAGACATACGGAAAAATTTATCAACTGTATTACATGTAACAAAGAAGATTACAACCGATAAAGAAAAAACAGGGACTGAAGTTAACAAAGCGATCGAAGAAAGTAAAAAAACTTTAGAAGAGTATAAAAATAAACAAAAGAAGAGAATTCACAAACAAAAATGACAACTATACTACTATCAGTTTTATTAGCATCCTCAGCGATTATTAATATTGTTTTTGTTTGGTATACACGAAAGCTCATTAACTATCTTGAGATGACTAATGAAGAAGCCCGAGATATATTTAAATCAGTGGCTGAATACGAAAACCATTTATCAGATGTATATGGTAGAGATATTTTCTACGGTGATGCCACTCTAGAAGCTTTATTGGAACACACGAGTAAGTTAGCCGATGAGATACAGCTTTATATAGCAGCAAACCAGGAGCTTACAGAAACAGAACTAGAGAACACTAATGCCTAGAAAAAAGAAGAAAAACAATTATTACTTTACGGAGATAACTGAGAAAGCCATAGTTGACTATTGTAATACGGAAAGTTTATCCAAAAGATCAGAACTTTATATTCAACATATACAGCCTGCTTTCGATGAATTAGTGGACAAGATAGTTTATACTTATAAATTTACCTCTCTTGAAAATGTTGAATATCACAAAGATGATTGCAAAATTTGGCTCACCACTATCCTAGGAAAGTTCGACCCTTCTCAGGGGAAAAAAGCGTTTTCATATTTCTCTGTTGTGACTAAGAATTGGTTTACTCACAAAGCAAAGAAACAAACTAAGAAAAACCGTCGTGAAGTAAATTATGATGAAATGGTCCGAGAAGTAGAAGCTATATCTACAGGTTCGGACGCTAGTTTTTTAAACGAGATTGAAGATAAGCAGTTCTGGCATTCTCTTTTAACCGAGATTAATAGCTGGCAAAAATTAAAATTAAAACCCAATGAACAAAAAGTATTAGATGCTGTAGTTACCCTAATGGAAAACATAGAGCAAATTGAAATCTTCAATAAAAAAGCTGTCTATTTATATATGAGAGAGATAACGGGTCTCAATACCAAACAAATCGTTAGTGCTCTCAATAAAATGCGGGAAAGATATAGAACTTTTAAGAAAAAATGGAATGACGGAGAAATTAGCTAGCATCCTATTTATTGTATGAAAAAAGATCTAAACTCGCTAATTGAACAGGCCCTTGAAAATATAAACAAGGACAGACAAGAAACAGAGATACTTCTAGATAATCTTAAGGAGTATTTAAATGTATCAAAAGAAAGGTACTCTGATTCTGGTGCCACCGCTGCTAAATTTGTTGAAACATTACAAAGAAGCAACGAGCAATTGGTAAAATTAGCCACATTAGTTTATAAGAAAGATCAGTCCTCTAATCAAGCAGGTCTTACAGACGATGATAAGAACCAGTTGTTTGATATATTAAAGGAGGACTAGAATGACCACTCCTAAAAAAACGGCTAAACCAACAGTATTTGACGATAAGGTTCGTCAGCTTCTTAAAAATGAAATGTCTACTGGCACTGATCTAGCCGCCAATGCGTGGGATTTAGATCGTTCAACTCCGATGGGAACCCTGAAGGGTTTAATTAGAAAAGTTAATACTCCTGACAGGGCTTTGAACTTAACCCTTGTTCATGCTTTGGTCTTAAGAACAGACGATAACATAAAGTCTTTCTATGAGACGGTTAAAAATGAGGAAGCAGGAGTTGAGTATCAAATGATCAGAGTAATGGTTTTAAGTGATACACGACATTATTGGATACCAGAAGCAAAAAGATCAAATGACCCTGTTATAGGTTTTTATCCTATGGTTAAATATGTGTATGGAACCGGCGCTCCAATGTTAAAGCCTGGTGATATAGTGACAGTTCAGTTTAATAATCCTCGGGCCCAATTTTCTAGTCATATGGAAACAGGTAAAGTTATAAGTATCGAGGGGCACCTTACTGGCAAGTGGGATATTGATATAGGAGATGCTTGTCGATCATTGCTGCCAGAAGAAGAGAAACAATTACCAGACCCTTGTGAAAAGGTTTTTCGCCTCGGAGAAGTGGAGCCAGTAGGGTTACCACCGACACCGCTAGCTTCTGGCGAGAAACAATTTTTACCAGCACCCCCGGTTAGAAATATAAATGTCTCATCTCCTTTTGATTTAGAGAGATTTCATCCTGTTAAAAAAAGGACAGAACCGCACTACGGTGTAGATTTTACTGCGCCTATTGGAGAAGTTATCTTCGCTGCTTTGGATGGCGTTGTTACTCTACGAACTAATAAGGGTGGACCGACTAAGGGCTACGGGTATTATATATTTATAAAACATACAACTTATAGTACAAAAGAAGGAGGAATACCAAAACCTTTCTTCACCTTATACGCTCACCTTCAGAATCATTTAAGATATCCAGTTGTTAAGAATGGACAAAAAGTAAAAAGAGGACAACCAATAGGTTTCTCGGCTAATTCAGGGATAAGCAGCGGACCTCACTTGCACTTTGAATACGTTACTAATTCTACCACCCCATTTTCTGCTGGCGATAAAAAAGATCCAATGGCATTTTTTATCAATCAAAATTTTTACCAGAAGCAGGGGTCTTGATATGTCACTTTTAGGAAAAACAATAACAGATGCGCTCCTTTCAAATGGTAAAGAAGAACTAAAAGAGAACTCACCAAAACTTGAAGCAGAAGAATATTCAGGCTATTTTCAATCAGATATTTTGGGTCCAAACCCAAGCTATAATATTAAAGAGTCTGAGAACATTATTCAAGGCAAACATAACACGATTATTATTCAAGGTCGTGATCGCCCTGGAAGCGAGTTAAGCGGTAAGGGCGCATCAGCCAACACTAATGTGGGGTGTATTGATATAATCGCTGGATTGTCTGGTATTCTTGCACGAGAAGTTGATAATGATGGTGGTAAAGTATTAACAAATAAAAGCACCGAGCTTGACTCTGCTCGTATATATATTTCCCAGAGGGCAGATATTGATTCTAAAGAATATTTTGGATTAGCAAAAGGAAAAGTTGGCAATCTGACAAACCGATCAGCAATCGCCATAAAAGCTGATTCTGTGCGAATCATTGGCAGAGAAGGTATAAAGTTAGTAACAAGCACCGATTCTTATAATGGGTCTGCGGGTATGTTCATTGGAGATAATGTACAAGGCATTGATTTAATTGCTGGAAATAATGATACTGATCTACAGCCAATGGTAAAAGGTGATGATCTTGCAGAGGTTTTGGACAATATTTTGGAATTGATTAATGACTTGCATGGGGAAGTTGCGACAGCGGTTGAATCGATAACAGGAATGGCTGGAATTATTACGGGTTTCCTTCCTCCGGCAGCCCCTGCCGCAGGGACAATCTTATCAAGGTGTGCTCTATCACTTGGAAATTTACAATCGCAAGAGTTAAACTTTGCTTTTCATAAAATGAACTATAGTAAGATCAATCCGTTTGCAAAGTACAATTTTCGTAGTAAATTTAATAATGTAAACTAGGTAAGCAGGTATGGCTCTAACAGACAGACAACGAAGAATAATAAATCCATACGCTGAGACTGTTGATACAGATTCTAGGCGAGGTTTGGGTTACGACTATGAAAATGAGTCTAATAAGTTTGTTATCGATGCCATTCACGAGAGCTATCTATTCTTTTATGAATTTCCCAAAATCGGCAAAGAATTAGTAGATCGTGATAGGACAATCACTATAGATGATATGCTTGCATATTTTGCGCTTTACCCTCAAAATGGCAGAGTAGTGAATAATAATGCAGAAGAAATCAGCGATACCGACTCTATAGCTGCTTTACAAAGCGTGGTTGAACAATTGAGAGAGAATGGTTCTTTAGAGAAGTACTCTTCTAATACTTCCGAGTTGACATATAAAGAAGAATACAGAAACGATAACGATAGACCAGACCTTAATCAAGATATAGCAAATTTGATTGCAGTTCCTTCCGCCCACTCCAAGCAATACAAAAATCAATTAAGAAATGCACTAGGGTTGCCAGATATCCAGTACAGCGATAATGTTGGCATTGATCTGCTGAACTTGAGCCCAAGCGTAACAACATATATAAGTTCTGATTCTAATGTAGACCTATACGACTGGAGAAAAAATGGACTCCCTGGGGAAGATAATGATCGTGTATACTACAATCCAGTTGATTTAAAATTCTACTACGTCAAGCGAACTGGTCGCACTGAACCTGCCGCTTATGCATATAATTTTTTGAGAACAGAAGAGCGATCCACCGCTAGAATAACTTGGTTTACCAGATTTTCAGAAAGTCAAAGAGGAAGGTATAATGATGCAGTAGAGACGAGTATCCGTGAAATATTAAAGCTCACAGGAAAAAATTCAGAAGCAAATTTTCAAAATTTATTATCAAAATATGGTGCTCCTGACAATTTTGTCTTATTATCCTACAGAGATCTTCGACCAGGATCTCGATGGATATATTGTTTGCAGATAGATTCAAACGATATTAATAATCTCCCAGACTCCACAGAAGCCAACAATAGGCCATCATATGAGGAGTATGAATTATCTACTCTACAAAAGGCAAAGAGGATAATCGGTGACCAGAACAAGTCCACGAGAAGTGTTACTTTCCAGGTCGAAGATATGTTGAGATATATGTTTTCTGTTCGAAGTGTGTTGGGAGAATATAATGAAAAGCTTTTAGATGATGGTTTTACGCCACAGGTTCTTAATGGAATTAATCTTGCTAGGGAAGTAGACCGTCTTGAATCATTCTTCGATTTGTTGTCTTTGTTTTATGGGTATAATAAAATATCCCTAGAGGATGATGATTTTGTCCAGATGTTCTTTACCAAGGATTATTTATTAGATCATATTTGTATTAACGGAAGTTTCTATTATCAGGGAACTGGTAATACAACCTATCTTAATATCAATGAAGAACGAGCTAGAATTGCTAATGCTTTTTCTCTTTTAACGCCCACTAGTTTTTCTTTTCTGAAAAATAGTTATCAGATATACACAGAAGTACAAAATACAACGCCAACAACAAGAGAGCCTGCTTTAGATTTTTTGTCAAAGTATTCTTACCCGCCATCAAGAATTGATGCTATTAGGGCGAAGCGTGCAAATAACACAAGAGAACAGAATGAAAGGCTGAGGCTAAAAAGAAAGAACTTGTTTACAAAACTTTCAGAGCTTTCCAGGGTAGATCCGTCTGAGTATGAAAGACTATTTTCAAATAGACCCTTGAGTTATCGAATGGCTTCAACATTGAGTAGTATTGACTGTGACACAGGGCAAGCAAAGGCAGCCAAATATGCTTTAAGGTTTTGGCAAGCTGCCACAGGTAAAACAAAAATTAGATCATTGATACGAGAAACTATTATTTTACTGCGACAAGAAGTTATAGAAGATGAAACAACTAAAAGAAGAATTTCTGATGCAGCCAGATATGCTGACAATCCTACTCGTGCAATACAAGATATTGAGCGTGCTATCAATCAGCAAATATTTTGCTCTTTGGATGTTTTAGGTGATTTTATTGAGGATAATTTTTTAGATCCAATCGGTGCCCCACCGGTTGTTAATTCTTTGATTAGAGAAACTTTGGATCAACCAATAAAAATAGAGTTTAAGAAAAGAAAAATGATTGGACTCAAACCAAAACAATCTAAAGTGTATCAAAAAGCCATTGAGACTATACTTCAAAATTTTATAAAGTCTATCATAGCAGGTGTTGCAAAAGATGTTGTTAGTGCCTTGCTTGGTTGTGGGCCTGAAGGTAATAAAGGACCAGCCAGTGGTTTAAGAAATTCATTTAAAAAACAGGATTTTGGTTTTACTGATCTGAGAAATTTTGTCGAAGAGGTAGATTTAGTAGAAATCGCTCGATTAGCAAATCTTTTTAATATTGACAATGAGGGAGAAACATCCCCGGCAACACTAGAACAATTACAAAATCTATTAGAGGATGTTTCAGAAATGTCAACTCCAGTTGAATTGCAACAACTCCTGGACGGGGATGCTGACAATGAACTGATTAGTCATATATTTGAAACTGTGTCTAGTAATCACGTTGTGAATTATATATCTCCTTTCTCAAACCCAGGGACACCCGATCTCTTAACTATGGACCCTAATGATTATAATAGTTTAAATTTTTCAAACAACAAAATAATTGATTTCTTTGTCCTCTTGGGTGATGCAATAGAAAATCAAGGTAGGTTTGGTGATTTGCCATTTCGCTCTCCTCTTGAGGCATATTGTGACCAAAGAGAAAGTTATACTAATCCTTTAGAGCTAAATTTTGATATACCGGAAATAGAAGCTCAATATACAGATATAGTCAGCGATAAAATTAATAAAATCAATAATCTATGCAACTGGTTAAGAGACTTAGCCAACATTAAATTTAAAATTGAGAGATTGATAGATTCATTACCAACAATGACTTGGTATGATGATTTGCTGGAATTTATAGCAAAGATCAGTAACTCTATAGCTGAATCGTTAGCAGAACTATTCTCTGATCTTTTTGGGAAAGAACAAAAAAGGCTTCAAAATTATGACTACAATGTATACAACTCTAAGCTAGGAACGGAAATATATTACCAACTTGGAACTAAACTAAGAGAGTATAGTATAAATCAGCTTTATAGATCTTCGAACGGAGATGTATTTTTTATGACTCCTGCCGGACATGGACAAAGTACAGCAGTAGCTTCTAGAGTTGATGATGATGGTGAAGTCGTCATAGATGGCTACTTAGGCGGAAGGAAAAATGGCTGGACGTCTGACAATGTTTATGGTTTTACTTGGGTAAGTTATCGAGATAAATTACCTCTCCCTCAATATCGAACCCCCGTCACAAAGCCGTGGGATGAGTTTGGAACTGCGTATTATTCAATAGTTAATGCACCATCTCCGCTGAAAAAAATATTAAATAATGAACAAATCCAAGGAACTGCTTTGTTGGGATCAGACAGTTTAAGACGAGTGTACCAACCACTTACCGACCGTGGCTTCCCGGAAACTAGGGAAAAGACACAACTTTATAAAATATCACTTGCTACATATGGATATTTAAGGCAACAAGATTCTTTTCCCCCTTATGTTGGGTATGCTGGAGCGTCAAATCTTTACTGTTCGAATTCATCTAAAGGAGATATACGAATAGTGTATTGGAATGCTGATCGGCAAACACCAACCGTTGCATACTATAACCCTGCTGGTTTAATACATAACGAAAGATCTGTATCGTCAAATACACAAACCATAACAGAAAACGGTGATTTTCAATCTGTAGATTATAGAATTTTTAACAATTTACAAATAGGTGATTTCACTTATCGTGTTGATGATAATTATAAGTTGTTTATAAATGATACACTATTACCTCCTTTGTATTCTGGAGGAATGTTTAAGCTTTATTCAAACTTTTCTATAGGACTACCAGTTGAAAATCCAACACCAAACCAGGTGTCCCAGAGATCACTCGATAGAGATGAGGATCTTACAAGTATGCAAAATTACAGAGAAAGAATAGACACCCAGATTAACACTGCTGTTATTAATGACACCGGAAGAAGACGCATGCCACGTTATGTCTCGGCTGTTGCAAAACTACCTCTGGAAAGAACAGATGATATATGTGTAACAGCGGAGGACACCCTTCGAGCGGAATCAGCTATTCAAGTTTTGCAAACTAGGATGATTTCATTTTTTATGAATATTATGCCTCTAGCTCGTATATATCCTTGTTGGAATAGTGTAGGCACAGTAAAATTAATTACAGATTATCTCCACAAAAAGATAACAGATGAATTAACTGCAAAAGAAATGATTGGACCCTTGTATGAATCAATTCAGTATGTTAAGCTTGTTTTTCCGCAAGACCTAGAAGACAGTAAATTCAAAAACAACCCAGCGATATCTGATGATTTAAGCCCTTCGGAAAATGTAAGAAATATTATAGAATCAATGTACGTTGGTATATTAGAGAACATTTCTAAGAGATCTGAATATAAATCAGTGAACAGATCTGTTTTTGATCCAGAATCACCGCTCAATATTAAGCAAAGGTATGAAAACACTCTTGTTAAATTCTATAGAATTTTATTTAACGTTAATTTTGAAGAATATGGAATCGCAGATGCAGAGCAAGCACGAGCAGCACAATCAATTATAGGTCAATTTTATAATGGTAATCAGATAACTCAATTAGGATTATTAACTGGAGCTTACTATTTTCCAATTGCTTTCCAGATAGCATCCTATATGATCTATTTTGATCGTGGCATAAAGTATGCAAACAGATATAGTGATACGCAATATAGAATTTTAGTACAAAATGCGAATGCAGATGATAATCTTCTAACAGCAATAAAGGGCGAACTTGTAACAAAGTTTAGTTCTCCTTTTGCAGGGTTCCCTGTGAGTGTTGGTTATTATGATGGAACCCAGGAAATAACTTACTATTCTTCTGATCAAGTCGAAGAAAGGTTGCGCACCCTCACGGAAGAGGTTAGCGACAGCTTATTAACTGATGATAGAATTTTAAGACTTCGAGATTTATTATTCTTAAGGAAGAACGGTTCAACAGTTAAATTTTCACCCGACGAACCATCTGTACCAGCTACGTTACTAGATATATTCCCTGATTATTTTGCTCCTGATTCTCTAGTGGGAGACGATATTGATATGGGTGGTGGTTATGAGCCCATACCACAAGACTTAGCTGCCCGCATTTCTGGAGAGTTGTTAACTGAGGTATCAGATAAATTGACAACTTTGAATGGTCTTTTTTACAATCCTTCTACCCAATATACAAATCCAGGACAGGGAAGGACTTTTACCGCTAGGGAATGGTATAATCTTCAAAGGGGTGATCGTGAGGAGTTAGCCCAGACTGTACTTAGAATAGAATTACTTCTTGCAGAAGAAATACAGGGTAGAACAGGCTTAGGTCGAAACGGTATTGACACAATTTTCCCAAGTGATCGAATGCCTTCTTTGTATTTTGATGAATTAGCGAACATATTTGAAACGTTTAATTTAAAAGAGCGTGAGCAATATGAGCGTTTCCGCCGTCAACAGGCTGGAGAAGATATTACAGATATTTCAATTGACCTCCTTGAGTTTGCGCAGCAACCCGTTTTGCCTGGCGGCGCTCCAGACTTATATGTTGAAAGAGTAGTAAAATCGCTTTCGGAAAGATTTTTTAGAATATATTTGCCCAACTTGTACAGAAACTACAATGTAAGTCTTCAGGGAAGATTGAAAGAGAAAAGTATATTGGAAACACTAATTAACAGAAATGAGTAAGTTAGAAGGCATATCACCAAGGTTACCGTTAGTCTACGATAAAACAGACGGACCTTATCAATTAAATAAGACGCTGAAAGAAACATTTCGGCAGAATCTAAAAATGCTTATTCTTACGATGCCTGGTGAAAGACCAATGGTTCCAGGATTTGGAGTTGGTCTTTATGGATTCCTTTTTGAAGGAGTTAATTCTGTTACTTTTGGAACAATAGCAGAAACAATCAATAAACAGGTATCATTCTATATTCCATCAATCTCTTTAGAAAACATAGATTTTTTAACAAGTGACGAAGACTTAACTTTGCAATTGAACGAAGTCAGAGTTATTATAAAATATACCATACAGCCTTTTAACGAAAAAGATGAGTTAATAATAACTTCGACAATGACTAATTAATATCGGGAAAGAATATTATGACTAAAAGACCGATAAACTATACTAGCAGAGACTTTGAGTCTATTAAAGAAGACTTAGAAAATTATGCTAAGCGTTACTATCCTACTACTTTCAAAGATTTTAGTGAAGCCTCATTCGGGGCTTTGATGTTAGATTTGGTTGCCTACGTCGGAGATCAGTTATCTTTTTATGCCGATTTTCAGGCTAACGAAAGCTTTCTAGATAGCGCTATTAGGTATGATAATGTTGTTCGTTTGTCAGAAACTCTTGGTTTTAAGAACCAGGGTGCTGCTAAATCTACTGGACAGGTAGCAATTTTTATGCTTGTCCCTGTTGCACCAAACTCTAGAGCCCCGGATTTAAACTATTTCCCCATCCTTCAGCGAGGTAGTATCTTGTCTGGTGATAATGGCGCAACATATACCTTGACAAGTAATGTTGATTTTTCTGACTCTAATAACGAAATAACTGTTGCTAGAACCGATGCATCGACAGGTAACCCAACTTATTTTGCTGTAAAAGCATTCGGACAAGTTGTATCTGGTCAACAATTTGAAGAACAAATAACTGTTGGTAACTATCAAAGGTTTTTAAAACTATCTTTAGATAGAAATAATATAACAGAGATACTTTCAATCAAAGACTCTCAAGGGAATGAATATTTTGAAGTTGAAAATTTATCTCAAGATGTTGTGATCACCCAGGTAGAAAATGTTGATAGTAGTTCTAGAGAGGCAGTTCCTTTTTCTATGAGGTTAACTCCTGTCCCAAGAAGATATGTTGTAGAGTTTAACACAGACAACACAACAAGTGTTCAATTTGGGTATGGTTCTCAAAATAACTTGACTGGCGATTTGGTTGCCGACCCAGCAGACGTAGTGTTGGATGTCAATAGTAAGCCTTATATAACAGAAACAACTTTTGATCCAACAAATTTAATAAAGACAGACAAGTTCGGAGTTGTTCCAGTAAATACAACTTTAACAATTACTTATACAGCAAACACTTCTAATGTAACTAATGCTGCGGTCGGATCTATTAATAGTATGATTAATTCTAATTTACTTTTCAGAGATCGATCTGCTTTGTCAGAAGATGTTATATCGATAATGTTTTCTTCCATTGAGGTAGATAATGAAAGTCCAATATTAGGAGACACCGAGCCGCTAACTGCTGATGAAATAAGAACTAGAGCGTTTGGAACATTTGCTGCTCAAAATCGTGCAGTAACAAGGGAAGATTACATTAATCTTGCTTATCGCATGCCAGCAAAATTTGGAAAAATTAAAAGAGCAAATATTGTAAGAGATGAAAATTCTTTGAAAAGAAATCTAAATATGTTTGTTTTATCTGAGGATGAAAATGGAAACTTGACTATTTCCAACTCCGTACTAAAAAATAATCTTAAAGTATGGCTTGATAATTATCGAATGATAAATGATACAATTGACATACTTAACGGGAAAATAATAAACATTGGAATAAGATATGAGGTGATTGCTGACCTTGATATTAATCGTTTTGATCTGTTGCAACAATGTAACAAGGCAATAAATGATAATTTTCTAACAATAAAGTTTGGGCTTGGCGAATCAATTTATATTTCGGATATCTTTAAAGTACTGAATGATGTCCCAGGGGTGACAGACACAAAAAATGTTGAATTGTTTAATCGTACTGGCGGAACATATAGCAATGTTGTGTATGATGTAAATTCCAATCTTTCTAATGACGGTAGGTTTCTGAGAATTCCATCTGACGCAGCAGCAGAGATTTTATTACCTAATACTGATGTAGTAGGAGTTATAGTATAAAATGGGTATAAAAAAATATTACGCAACAAAAGATAATACGATTACCAATGCTTTTGAGTCTAACCTTATCACAAGGGGTACCGGATCCAATATGGGTGCTGCTGACATATTAGAGACATTTGTGATAGTGGGACAAACTTCAGCTTCAATCAGCGCCGCAAACGCTGAACAGAGCAGGGTTATAATTGAATTTCCAGTTAGTAGTATTCAGACAGATATGGGTAATGGAACTCTTCCTACTAACTCGGGGAGTATAAAATTTCATTTAAATCTTTACAATGCACCACACGGAAGTTCAACCCCAGAAAATTTTACACTAGATTTAATGATGTTATCACAAAGCTGGAACGAGGGCAGAGGGCTGGATATGGATAATTATTCAGATGCAGGTGTTTCAAACTGGATATCTGCTTCTTCTGGTGTTTCCTGGGCATCAACTGGTGGCTCTTTTCATAGAGGAATTAATACTTCATCTAGTATATCATTTGATACTGGTTTAGAAGATATTTCCCTCGACGTTTCAGAACAAGTTTATAAATGGCTTGGTGGCACAACCAATGATGGCTTTTTATTAAAGTTTCCAGACACGTCTGTTTCAGGAACTGATTCTTTGTTTACTAAAATGTTCTTCTCAAGAACTAGTGAATTTTTTCACTATCAACCAACCTTGGAGGCTAGGTGGGATTCAGCACGAAAAGATAATAGAGGTAATTTTTTTATAAGCAGTAGTATGGCCCCTGCCGCAGATAACTTAAACACACTATTCTTATATAACGTAATTCGAGGACAACTGTCAAACATTCCAGGGTTATCTGGTAATAAATTGTCCGTAGAAATATATTCTGGCAGCGCCTCGCCGACTGGTAGCCCCCTAACAGTTGTTAATTCAGCAGGTACAACAGGTTCATCTATTACCGCCGGATTATTGGTTGAGAATGGTAATACTATCGCCGGTGTGTATACCGCATCGTTTGCTTCTACAAGTAGTTTTACCACGATGTATGATGTTTGGCATACAGGTTCAGGAGTTTCTAGGGTAGAATTTTATACTGGATCTTTCGAACCAGAACCTGTTCAGACGAGTGATTTGTTATATGATACCGTATATTTAACCACTATAACAAACTTAGATGCCAGTTATAAAAAAGGACAAAAGCCACAACTGCGTGTTTATGTTCGAGATAAAGACTGGAGTCCTAATATTTTTACAGTAGCTAATTCGGCTGTAGACACAACTATAATCGAAGATGCTTATTTTAGCATCCATAGGTCAATAGATAATTTAGAAATAATTCCTTTTGGGACTGGAAGCTCAAACAATAACTTCACTCGTTTATCTTATGACGTAAGTGGAAACTATTTTGAAATGGATACTTCTTGTTTAGAACCTGGATATATGTATGACATTAAATTTGCTTATTTTTTACAAGGTGAATATAGACAACAACCAGAGGTGTTTAAGTTCAAAATAGAAGAAGATGATGTATGAGCAGTTTAAAAGATTTATATCAAGGCAACAAGCAAGGCACTACGGTAAGTAAATACTTAAAGAGTAGTGCGCCTGGTACTCTTGGAAGTGGAATTGAATCCGAATCCCACTTAAAGGCTCTAACAGAAAAACAAGATTACTTTCTTCCTCCAATAAACTATTCAGATCCAGAAAAATTTGTAAAATTTGGATCCGCTGAAAAATATTATAAAAACGCCTTTGAATTTATAGCCAGTGACTATCCCTATGATGGGTCAGGTTTTGAAAAAACAGATTTTTATAACAACATTAACCCACTTGAAAAATATACCCTAGAGGTAACCTATCCTCGATCAACAGGTTTTGTTTCCATTGGGCAACCATATACTGTTTCTGCAACAAATTCATCTTTATACGATCAGGTATCAACCGTAAATTATATACAAGTAAAGGGTGGACCTCATAAAAATACAAAATTCAATGTAGCTAAAGATAGGACATCTAACTTAGAATTTGGTGGCACCAACGGAACAACTGTTGAATTTTTCCTAAAAAAAGATGCTTTAATTACTACGGGCACTTCAAGGAAGATGGCTGTTTTGGATTTGACAAACGGCGTCTCAACAACAAACTCATCAAGTGCCACTTATGGAAGACTTCGTATAGCGATACATTCAGGTTCGGAAACTCAGTTTTTTGTTACGATGCGTTCTGGATCGAATGGGTTCACCGAAACTGCTATTCCAAGTACACCAGGTCAAATAACAATTTCTGATGCTACTTGGAGAAACTTTTCATTTAGGTTCAATACTTCTACTAGTGTTCCAACTGTTGACCTTTTTGTAAATGGAACTTGTATTGAAACCGGTGTAACTGGCTCAGGTGCCATTGGCGCTGTTACAGGAACAATGATAGCAAACATTGGGGCTCTGCGTCAAGGAACAGAGGGTTTCGGAACTACTGCTGAAGGTTCAGGAAAACTTTCCGCTTCTCTGGACGAATTTAGGTTCTGGAAAAAAGCCCGCAATGCTGAACAAATTGGTCGTCATTGGTTTACTAATGTTGAAGGCGGAAGCGATAAATATGACGCTAATGTATCTTTGGGTGTATATTTTAAATTTAATGAAGGAATAACAGGAACATCATCTATAGATCAGACAATGTTAGATTATTCTGGACGAGTTTCAAATGGAACATATGTAAATTACAGTACGGCGGTAGCTATTGCAAGGAATACAGGTTCCGCTATAAATCAGCTTTCCATGGAATCAATTACAGAGCGTGGAGATCCGATTGTAAGAACAAACAACCCTAATTATCTAACGACAAAGTTAAGGTATGAGCAAAGTGGCTCTGTCTATGATGGGATAAATAGTGCTCGATTACTAAATCATTTACCTAATTGGATAATTGAAGAGGAAGAGAATAACGCAAATGAGATTGTAGCCCTAACTCAAATAATTTCTAGTTATTTTGATACCCTATATAATCAACTGACTTCTTTAAGAGAACTAAAGTATAATCAATATGTTAGTGGGTCTTTATCAGATTCAATTGACGAGTTTCCTTATAATGATCGACTAATAGAAAATTACGGAATCCGAACACCAGAATTATTTGAGAATGCTGATATTTTATCTCAGTTTTTCCAAAGAGACGAACAGATAAACTTTGATCAACAGTTAGTGGATATTAAAAATTCAATCTATAAAAACATTTATAATAACTTGACTTTTATACTAAAATCTAAAGGCAACCAGAAGGCAATTAGAAATTTTATACGCTGCTTGGGTGTTGGTGAAGAAATATTAGCGTTTAATACATACTCAGACGATAGAGATTTTGAATTAACAAGTAGTTACCTAAGTTCAGTCAGTACAAAAAAATATGTAGATTTTACAGGATTACTGAATCAGTCAGATGATGATGCAGTTGTATATCAATACTATGATTCTTCTAATTCTAATTCTGTAGGTTTAATCACTGGCTCTAATCAATTGTCTGAATATGCATTCTCTCTTCAAAGTGAATTTGTATTTCCAAACAAGGACGAGCAAGACACTCTATCTTATTCGGTTCCGCAGGTAATAAGTTCATCACTTTATGGTTTCCATACTCCTAATATCGCAACTCAAACATCAACAGATTTGACTTGGAAGCCAGCCGCAAATGATTATGGACTCCAAGTGTATGCTGTAAAGAGCCCAGGAGAATTTGCTGAGGTAATATCTCCTGATTTCAAGGTTAGGGATGCATTTTTTCTTGTAAAAGATCGGGCTGGAAATACGTTGCTTAGCTCAAGTATTTTTAGAAACGTTTATGACAATGAAAGGTGGAATTTATCTCTTACCTTAAAACCAAAAAAATATCCATTCTCTAACGGTGTCTTAGGGTCAACTGTTGCAAATTCCGGATACGAACTCCGCTTGTATGGAGTTAATTTTAATACAGGCAAAAAAGAAAAATATTTTAATGTGACTACAGACTTGACTTATGCATCGGGATCTGCTATAGTAAATTCAGCTAAGAGAATATATATTGGTGCTCATAAAACTAACTTTACAGGCAGCACATTGATATCGACTGATGTTCGTGCATCTAGTACTAGATACTGGACCGATTTTATTTCTCCTGCGGTTGTAGATTTGCAGGCCAAACAAGTAGACACTCACGGCTCATTGCACCCTTCTAGGAATGCATATTTGTTTCAGACAGCCAGCGCAGGAGTTTATATACCAAGTATACAGACTTTGGCATTAAATTGGGAGTTTGCTGAAGTTACTGGCTCTGATACTAGTGGTCGTTTTATAGTTCAAGATGCATCATCGGGTTCAGTTGGGACAGGATATGAAGCATCGTATCAGGGTTCTGTTTTTAGTCCAATCAACCTTCGACAGCATACCGGACGGGGAGATTTCTTTACAGCAAGTTCTACTCCAGTTAGAAAACAATATGTTTATGCTGACAAATTGCTGCCACCTGAATATATCGACTCTAACGAGATGGTAAAAGTTCTGTCGGTTGACGATGAAGTGTTTGGAACATTTAAAAAACCTTCAAGTACTTATTTTGCTATAGAAAAAAGTATGTATCGAAGTATCTCAAATCGTATGTTACATTTGTTCGCCTCGATTAAAGAATTTAATAATCTTATTGGCGAGCCAGTTAACAAATATCGGATGAATTACAAGCATATGGAAAAGTTACGTGAAATATTTTTCCGCAAAGTTCGAAACGATATACCAGACCTGCAAAAATATCTTGACTATTATAAGTGGTTAGATGCAGCTATGACTGAGATGTTGGATCAACTTATGCCGGCTTCTGCTCGGTACGCTTCAAATGTTAGAAACTTGGTCGAAAGTCATGCTTTAGAGAGAAACAAAATTCAGCACCGAGCGCCCTTGCTTAAACCACCTGGATCTCTATCCGGAACAAATGAAATAACTGGTGATATAAACGGAAATAATACAGAGATTGGCGTTGAAGGTGATCCAAGTGATGTTGTTAGCAATCCTCGCCGCCGCCCAGCTAATCCCAATCCGGGTGATTTGGGAGGTGATCAATTTCAAGAACCAGAGCAGATTCAAGCTGGCAGACTTGAAGGTTGGGCACGAGGATTTGACCCTGATCAAAATTTTGATGAAATTGATAACATCAACCCTGGCGGACCAGAGCCGAATTACGGATAGTTATTGGACAAGGAACTAGTTACTAAATGGCTAATAAAATTATTATAAATTCTGCTCCTCCTAAGCCCTCAAAAAGGATTATAGGCGGCTCCAATCAGAGAAGTAAAGCAAGACTAAATCTTCAGGGATCTTATGGTTGGTCTTTTAATCACGCACCTATTCCACTTAATCAGGCAAATAATGCCATATGGTGGAAAGAACAAGCATTAAGGTATATTGCTCCCCTATCATCATCTGGAGATGTTCTCTACACTAGACAATCAGTCAAAAGAGAAGTTCAAAGGGAGACCGATAGGAGAAGAATTTATAATCTAGATGCTGAAATCGATAACCCAATTCGAGGCGGCAGCAATCAACCACTGAATAAGAAATATCACCTAGGTGATAAGACATTCACAGCTTTTGATCAAGAAATAGATATCAGAAATGAAATATATCCAAATACCAAAAAAAGAGTGTCTTTTGGTGTAACCATAGATGGAAAAACATATAACAGTGAAGAAGTCGTACCATTTAGTTTATTTAGTTCAAGTGTGACAGATGGATATCAGGCGACTCTAGCTGCAAATGGTTTTGGTAATGTAGATTTCGCTAACTTGCACGATGACAAAATTCAGTCCTACCAGGGTGAAGTTCCTGCACAGGGGCCTTTCACCGAAAGGTTTGTCGGCGGTATTTTATCTAGACATAATGCCCCACTAAGAACTACCGAACGGCAAGAATCTTTTAACATTATATTAAGCCCCGCCAGTGCAGCTACAGCAACTCTAACAGTAGATAATGGTGCAGACCCCTTCGCTGATCTAAATGGCAAGATTCTAACTTTGACTCTTGGGGGCGTTTCTTATTCGGCTCAATTCAATGCTGGTGTTGTTAGGGCGTCCTCTACAAAAACAGTGATCGGTATTGCCGACGCACTTGATGCTGATGGTGCTGCTGAAGCGATAGTAGCAAGTCTGAATGCTGCTGCCTCAGGAGATAGTTTACCTTTAGGTGCGGTAATAGGATCTGGTGTGGGTTTGGGCAGTAATCAAGTATTGATCACTGGTACTTTTGCGGGAGTCAGAGATAATGGCACAGCTTTTGCCGGCAATGCGGTTGCAAGTGGTCTTGTGACACCCACTCCTACTTTTGCTGGCGGGTCTGTAATAACAAGGACCATGAATGAACCAACTGTTGGCAACCCTCAAGGTAAATATTTAAGAGGTCTTGGACCTAAAGCACCAGTAAATATTGGTAACATAAAAACATTATTTACTTCTGATAGTGTTAGAATAGTTGGCAATTATGTCAAAAACTATGAAGTAGTTCAGACTGCTAACCGTGCAGCAACTAATATGGACCTGGCATTTAATACTGCCAATTATAACTACAGTGCTCCAAGTGCATTCATCACAACTCCAGCCAGAAGAGCAGCAGGACTTATAGGTTCAGCAGATTACCCAGCGCCTCGTCAAATAGCATCACGTAGAACTAATGACACCATTTTCGTTAATCGGTTCAGTGCTCCTGGCGGCAAACAGACTTCCAAGCAGCAATTTAGAGACGTAGCCTCTGATCAATTTTCACCCAATTCTGCACTGCCTTTTAGAAACTTGGCAGTGCGTATGCCTTATCTGAAAAAGCTTGGGACTCATACCTTGTTTGGGGGTTTTGAATCTGGCACTAGCACTACTATAGCAGCAGTTTATAAGGTGCAAAGAAATGAGACACAGCGTATAGTCTCCTCTAATAACACATTTGTAACAGGAAATCTTTTTGACACTTACTTTTTCAATAGACCAATCCCGGCAGGAGACAGCACTCAGTGGTTTTTCTCTTTGTCGGGTTCCAATACTAATACATACAGCAACTATGTTTTATCTGGGTCTAAATATCCAGAACATATTTTCCTAACAAAAGCAGCCCTATCTACACCTTTTGGCAGGTCTGCATATACAGCTTCGGATGGTCTAGTGCATTATGTTTGGACTGATTATGGCACACCATATAGCGCACCGTGGGCGCAATTGGGAGCACAATATAAAAATGCTGCTCGTAATTTAAGAAAAACCAACACCTATGATTTGTTGCCTCAAACAATATTCAGTAATGATGCAGTTAATAATGCCGCATCAACAAACTCTAAAACCACAACAGATCAAGCGGGCAATACAATAACAACTTTTTATTCGCAGCAAATTACTGAGCCGCCAATAACTTCTAAATATAAACCCTTAACACACCAAATAGAGACTTTTATAGGGTCACCTTCTGATACTACGGAAAATAAAATAACTCTTGGGCTAGAATACAGTTACGGTAATTCTTTGATGGGTTTTGCAAACCGTGAACTTAACAAGCAACTTAAAGGAGATGTTAAGTTTGCTTTCAATAAGACCAAGCGACCATACGAAGTTTTACGGGAACAGAAAAATAGCGATACAAATGCCTCTGTAAATGGCATTAATATGATAAAAATGTTTGCTTACAGTGAGACCATCTTCCCAAGAGAGATTAATACTTATACTTCTGGTAGTCGTGCTCGTCTAGCATTTCAAAACTCATATTGGAGAAGTGACGCTTTTATTGATACTGTGACAACTTTTTATAATAACTTTGATGTTTTGTTTTATCTTCCGTCAATAGAGAAAAGAGACAATCGACAAGTACCAAGACTAGTTGCACCATTCACTACATCCCAAGGATATGTGGTTCGACGAAGAGATCAACTTCCATACAATCCGAGAAATCCATCAACACAGATTGCCGCAGCATCCGCTCCAGGTACTGCCTCTATGTGGCCAATGGATTCTTATCTGTGGTCTGACTTATCTCACACTTACGCTGGAGCAACTTTTAACACAGGAACATTTTCTGCACCTGTAATTTTGGCTGATCAATCTACTACTGCTTGTGGTGAACTTATGATGACTAATTTTGGAACAGTAGAGGATCGCATGACAGATGGCAATCCAATATACAATACAAGTAGTCTTAGCACATATACTCTGTCAGACATTGTTTCTTCTCAATATGTTTATAGTTTAGCTTTTGTAACTGGAAATCTGGGATCAGCTAGCAAACCAAATTTTGGGTCTGCTTCTGTTGAGCCTCGTATTCCAGGGGGACCTTTTTCTAGACCGCCTTGGACCGCTGGCTCTGAGCGACTATATGTTGATGGCGAAAGTAAAGGTCTTCTCGCTCCTAGAGAATATCCATTTTATAATAGTTATGAAGAATGGGCTCAAGATCTTAGGTTAAAAGCAAAGGCGCACACTATTATTCCTGAGTATCGTGTAAGTGAGCATATATCTCAATTTAAAACTAATCGTTCTGTATTTACTGCTATTTCGTCGTCACTTGAGATTACGGGTGCAAATACGACCAACTTTGATGGCACAAATACAAACTTTTACACTAGGTATGCGACTACAGACAATATGGAATTTTTGTCTGACTTTATGTCATATGATAAGGGTGATATAAACTTTATTTTTAACAACTATCCACGACATTTAGAAATCAGTTCCGACGCCATCATAAAACTTTTACCATATAATGGCTTCTATCCAGTTAACAGAACATTAGAAATATCAACTTTATTCTCACAGTCTTATGCTCCTTATGCTTTATTTACGGGGTCGGACGCCGGCGAACGAAGCCAGTGGAGAACATTACTCAGACCATATTTTGCGCCTGGTATTATGTATAATTCAATTAAATCGGGGATCGCTGTAGACTATCCTATCCGCAGAGTCAACCGAAACTCTGGGGGGTTTGGAACACAGCAAGCGATCCTAGCAGATCCACTACTGCCACAATATAAAATTGGTCATCCACTTTTTGGATCCCTATATGGTAATATAACAGGCGGCGCTGCATCTAACGGTGTGATACCAGGAAACAGTCGAAGAAATTCAAATAATTTTGATTGGTCTAGTCCTGATGTAAATGCTTTATACTGGGCTGATAGGTTACCTTTTGAATCAATTCTGTCGCCCGAAGATTACTTAAGTGCGGATCTGGAAACCTTAACCGGTTCACAAGCAACAGTGATGTCAGACATTAACGCCTTTTTACATCTTAAAGTCACAGCTTCGTTTTCAGAGGGCGCAATTGACTCAAATAATTTATATAAAAAGGCAGTGTCAAACTTTATAGCAAACGTACCACAGTTTTTCTTAAAAACTAAAAACAATAAGTTTGGTTCTCCTGGAAAGATGACTAAATTTGTCTCTCAGTTTGGTAATCCCTCTAAAGGGTCTCAAGAAGTCACTACAGCGGCTCGAACAGTAGCCGTCGATCCTAAAAAAGCATATATGATGGAAATTGGTCTGATGAAGACGGATCAATTTAATATGTATAGTAACCCTGCTGCGTTTGGACCTTCTACAAATACAAGCTATATTTATAAGCCTTGGGAAGTTGTCGCAGCTTCAGGTTCTTGGACACCTTCAGGCTCTAATTGGCCTAAACACCGAGGTGAATACGCACCTTTCGCCCCGCCGTATTATTATGGACCATCATTAGCTCGAATCACTTTTATGCCAACTGGGGACAAGAAAGAATATACTCTAAATGAAATTTTGGATAACGATCGAGGCGAAGTTTTCATTGATTTCTTAAACGAAAGCGGAAGTTATTATGATGCAACTTCAGGATCATTTGTTGACTCTTACGGAAATACACTCACGACAACGACAACACCAGCTTATTTGTGGAATAGGGCGTGGCTAAACAGAATGGATATAGACGCCTCAATTAATATAGGAAATGAGTTTGCAACTTCGGCGGCGTCTTCATATAAATCATCAGATCCTAACAAATGGACAATTATGTCAAAATGGGAAAGTCCAATTCTTGACTTTCCAAACATAATAAGAACACCAGAAATTCCAGCTACCTCGGGAACGGCAGCTACTGCATCTATTTCTATAGTTGATTATGACGCTCTGTTGACCGCAGCAGACTCATTGGAATCATTTGCCATCACAGGAAGCACTAAAGCTGTTGAGTTTCTCTTAGGTGGTGCAGAAGAAAGTCACGCAAGAGTTGATGCAAATACATATCTAATAGCATTCTCATCGTCGCTAGTAGGTGACAACGGAAACGCCGCCACTCAAATCGCTGGCGGCATTGATCTTGCGCTCGCCAACGGCGACTTAGACGTTGATGCAGTTCCTTTTAAAAGCACTACTCCTGCAAGATTAGATCTTACTTGTAGTGTTATTGGAACAGCAATAAATGGAAGCGTCATTAGGAATATTGTGGGAGGACCGATCAGCCCATCAACTATGACCGTTGGAGGACCATTTGCTGGCGGAGCAGCGGCAACCCCAATCATCCCGGCAGCTACAACCATTGGATATAACTTCTCCTCTTCAGTTAATGCTTCTGAATTTACCAGTTCAACTCAGGGTATGTGGCATCAGTACGGCTCCTCACCCAACGAAGGCGAGGGGGTATATATGTATATAAAAGATATACCAACCGGAGCCGACGAAGAGTATGATTTGGTAGCAAATGTTACTGCTATAGGTACAGGAAGTTATAATTACGTTAAGAAGATACCTAAGTTTGTTGTTGATTCCAACAGGTCTGTAGATTCTTTAGCTGATCTGTGTGGGTTTGATAGCGAGGAAATCATTCGAAAAGGATTTGACCCTACAAAGGCTAAAAGACTAGGTGAACTAGCAGAGGATGGAGAAAATTCAATATCTGAGGGTGTTGTAGCGTTGCCATTTTATCTAGATGAAAACGGGGAGACCAAGCTGATAACATTACAGTGTAACCCATCAGAGTTGGGACCAAAAATAAAAGAGTTCCGAAAGAACTTTACAAAGTACTCATTCCCACCAGCCTTAGCTCAAAAGTTAATTGGTTTGGTTCCAAAGGGTTATCCTTCTATTCCAAGAACTATTAATCCTTTTGGCGGAGATGAATACGACGAAATAATGGCAGGGGAGGATATAACTCAAATACCTGTCATATATTTAATGGAGCATCGTGCTACTTTGACAAAGCAGGATCTTGCTGATATCTGGCAAGGAATTATGCCGGACCTATCACGAAAAATGAATTTTAGTTTTTCTGCCATAGATCATTATATGCCGGGGACAAATGTAGAAGAAACACCACAACAGTTTCCAGAGGTACTTAAGGAACAAATCAATGTGGGAGCAGTCAGAGACGGTATACCACGATATGACCTTTTAGACATAGCAGAGAAAGCCTGTAAGCAAGGGTTCTTCCCAGAAATCAAATGGCTTGTGTTCAAGGTTAAGCAAAAAGGTATATCAACTTATGGTGAGATGATTATCCAAGAGGTAGATGGACCAAATGCGCTCGGTTACGATAACTCTAAAGAGTTCTTAACTCTTCAGGGACTCCCCAGTGATCAAGTAGAGAGGATCTTAGGCGATAGGGATGACTTTGCTAAAAATGCATACATCTCAAAACACTCTTTGGATAATCCAACATTTAATTGGCCTTATGATTACTGTTCATTAATTGAAGCTATTAAAATTGACTCTAAGGTTGGTTTCCGTCCTGACCTTGATAAAGAATATGAAGAAGTTGAGGCAAAACTAACACAAGCTGTTATTGATGAAAAAGCGGGTAACAAATAATAATGTTTGAGGGTATTTAAGATATGGTTCGTTTTTTTGATCAAAAAGAAGAAGTGATAAATATTGAACTTACGCCGTATGGCAGACAACAGTTCGCCAGTGGAACTTTATCACCAGCTTTTTATGCCTTTTACGACAAATCAATTATCTATGATGGGTCTTACGCTAATATAACAGAGACCCAGAACCAAGTAACAAACAGAATTGCGAATGAAACCCCCAGAATAAAGCCCACAACAAGATTTACATCTACCCCTGGGTCAGTCTTTTCATTGGCTTCGGCAAGGAATAGAGATGATTTTTCTCAAGACAACGCTTGGAATGCTCCATTTTATCGAATGCTAGGGAATAGTGATCCAAATTCTGCTCATAACCCATCTTGGAAAATAAACGTTATAGATATAAGTGATGTTGGTTTTCATCCTGGTGCAAATTATAATGCAGATAATACCATACCTCAAATGAGTGCAACGCTCAACATTAATTATGAAAGTTTGAGCATCCCTGATTCAGAGGAAACGATTTTAACACTTATTGGTAGTGATAAATTTGTTATAGATGTACAAGAACTTAACACTGTTTTTAAGGGAAATGGGAATTTTGATATAGAGGTCTATGTTTCAGGTACAGATGGGCTTCATAAATCATTAGGATTTATAAATGATAAATCAAACAAGGCGAATATATTATCAGATCAATTAGATCCATACACATTGGCGGATAGGATTCAGGGAACCGAAGACCAGATAGGCAACGCTTTCCCAACATTGAATGATAGTTATGTTGAATTTTTTCTAGACATTTCTGTCGATAACGAGATTATAGGAGTATCTTTGCCAACTAATTCAACGTTGTATAGCAAAACGATTGATAGAAATCCGATTGATCCTTGTGAATTAACAGACGCATCAGGTTTTGATTTAAATGGGGCAAACGACGGGTAACAATTATGACTAAATTAATATCAGACATTCGCATTGATTCTATTGTCCTTGAAAAAAAGAAGAATACAAACACCGATAAAACTATCAACAGCTTGATAGTATCTTCTAACGTTCATTTACCACGTCAAAGTGTTAATTTAGAAAAAGTAAATTTAAGAATGGTGTTTACCGTGTCAGAACAAGCATCACGGGTTATGGATTACATTTCTCAGCGATACAATGAGTATAATAATCTTGACCTTGAGAACGTAACAAGTACGGAATATAATATCTTTTTAAGACAACAGACAAATAAGATAGGACAATATTTAAATTCTTCTAGTCCATTTTCTCCTGTATCCACTGATTTAGAAGCTCTTAGTCTTGTGACTCCTCATCGAATATCTCGCTTAGGTGAAGGCTCATCAGTAGCTAAAGATATTATTATTTATGATGTCGCCATCGATGAAATTATAGCAAACAGAAAAAACCAGATAGCACTTTTGGACTTGATAAGAATAAACCTTCCAGAAACAATGGAAGACATAGAGCAGTTATCTCTTTATGCTTTTGCTTACGATACTGATATACCAAATATATTAAAAGACGATCCTGAAGATAATTTTACTATCAATACGGGAACCACAATTATTTCATCTGTTACTCCTTTAGGGAGAAAAACTACTTTTATTTCAGTTTCAGAAGAAAACCCTTTTGTTGGGATGGGGCAACAAAAAGTTGAGGAAAATGTAGATAGAGACAAATTAAGGATAATTGAAGAATTACCAAGTGATATTGCGGTTAAGAAATATACAAATATCGCAGACAAAGCAGAGGAACTTTTTACAACTTTTCAGAAAAGTAAAAATTATGAAATAAATAAAATCTTGAAAAAAGAAAACTATTTTTCTGATCTATGGCTCACCCGAGATGCTAAAGAAAACAATAGGTTTATCTTTGCCTTTGATGTCCAAGCGTATTTAGCAAAGAATGGCTTGTTTCCATTTGTGTATAAAAATAATGAACTTGCAGAGATTTTAATTTCGGGAGGCAGTGATCTATCCCCACGCAAACTATCATCGATAATTTCAGTAGAAGTGTATAGACAATATGTTAGGACCTCTGGATATTTAGCAAGTAATGATCTTGCGACCATAGGAAAAAATGTTGTCAAAGGACCGAACAAGGAGTTTCCAAAAGTTTTAGTTGGAAAAATAGAAAAAGCTAACGTAAATTTATTGGGTCTCCCTGAGACATCTCGAATCTGCTTTTATGAAGGGTATGATAACTTTGGCACTTCTCAAGACGTCAATTATCAAAAAAATGGAACTTATCAATATATTGCTGAATGTACTATAATAGATAACTCTCCTGAGATGATGCGAAGATTAGCAAATTCAATGTATGGCTTGAAAAGATCGACCAAGTTAATATATGATTATTTAATAGGTAATGACTCAATCACAGATCCCAACACGGGAAAACTATTAGTAGATGTAAAATCTATTATAGCACCCATTGATGGAGAAAATATTAACGTATCTGAAAAGATATTTGAAACGGTAAAAACTTATGATATCTTTATAGGAGCGTTAAGTCCATCCGGTCAAGCAATAGAGTTGGAACAATATTATCAAAATCAGTTTGAGATAAACGGCGGTCGTGTTGATTTACAAATTATTAAAGACCTAGAGAACATAATTGATCTTGGCATACATTTTATACATTCCAAGTTAGAGAAATTTTATCCACAAGATCCTTTCGGGAGAATAGAGAACCCAGTGGTAACTGGTTTTGCCAACAATAGAAGTCGATCTACGAGGGTAAATTTTTCAACCGTGGAACACACCTTTTCACCAACATATGAAAGAGGAAAAAATATTGGATTCGGATTAGATTATGTTTTCTCTTCTGATAACCCGAATGAGATTTTAAACAGTATTTCACTTGACGGATACAACTCACGTCGATTCGACGAGTTTAAAAAGTATTTTAGTTCAGGGGCAGGAAATTCTATTGCTAGACCTGTAGGTAGTTTTGAGGATTCGTCCTATGCGTACTTGACAGCCAAGACAATCAGAACACCGGGTCGATCAACTATAGATCAAACAACTTATGCAGGTGGCAATTCTACAGCAGTCGAATATGACTTTGATCGCTATGGTCAACTTTTTACTGACATAATAGATATAGAACATAAATCTGAGGGTATTGGGATGCAATACCCAACGTTAACAGCAAAATCAAACGATCAAAATACCAACAATAAAATCTATTCTTCGGCTCGAACGCTTTTACAGCAAAGGTTTGGAGTCCACATTAATGAAGTTATAGTTCCACAGTTTACTGCTCCAAAAATTGTTAATGATGATATTAAGACAACAATTTATAATTTACGGGACAAGGAGAATTGCGGTCAAAATAGTGGACCTCCTTTGATTCAAAGTGTTATTGGCGGTGAAAATACGCAAAATAGCACTACAAAAACTTATCTTGATCAGGTGGATTTGAAGATAAAAAATCAAAATTCTGAACGAGACAAAGGAGATATTGATGTTAAATTTCGTGCAGAGGACAGGAAGGACCGCTCAATTAAACTACCTTTCGTTTTATTAGGTGAATTAACTTTGGATAGTCGAATTAAGAACTTTAGTACGAAAGGCAATACCTTATTTAATTCTTTGACCGCTTTACGGCAAACGCTTAACATAACGCAAAATAATGTCGCACAAGTTATAGAAAGTAGCCTTATCAGTCAGATGCCAAATCAATTAAAAAGTATGTTGGTTTTTTCTACAACTAATAGCGAAACCGCTCTGGGCGGCGGAGATGGAAGTCAGCCGTTTGATGCCTGCCGCCCCAAGATTAAAGATTCAGACAATGGGGATACAGTTGGAGATCTTGTAAGCTTCTTCGACGATAGCGAGAATATTCCTCCCTACCCTCAAACTACTGATCCGATGAAAAACTATTCTAAGTTTTTGGCATTTTGGATGAATTACCGACAAGTAGCAGTTGTCGAATATCTTGATGGTTTTAGTTCTCTAAAACAAACAGATAATAATACAGAGTTGTTAAACAACAAACTTAAACTACCAGTGTGGAATACATTGAGCTCTGCTACTGCACAAAATCTTTTAGACCAAGGTGGTTCTATTTTGTGCAGGGTTCGTTTTTTATCGAGTGAGGATTATATACAGCTATTAGCGGGACAGGAATTATCGACTGATCAACTTAGAGACATCGTAGAATATTTTCAACCAAAAAGAGCTTTGAATTTACCAACTTATAATGAATACTTCTATATACAAAGTGGAACTTCCGAAGTTGTTCAAGAACAAGACGAAGAGAGCGATGCAGTAAATGAACAAACTTCGGCTGCACCACAGTCATCGTTTGTTGCGGGGTATTAATAAATGTCGGGCAAAAGAAGAAAAATAATTTTAAGTAAAAATAATCTAGATCCAATATCACGCTGGTATTTTTCCAAAGCTAAATTTGGCGATGTTTATGGGACTAAAATATCAAATCCAATCGTAACAGATCGCCGTCTTTATGTATCGCCAACTCGTGACGCTGGACTGAACGGGGGAGAAGCTCATGTTCAATGGAACCTATCAGGCATTAACGACAATGGCGAACAAATTGCACCAAACATAACAAACTTAACAGACTTTGTAAATGCTGCCCTCGCAGATGATTCAGAGAGATTTTTACAGTTTGAACAAGATAACAATCAATTTATCTTTGTAGAAAAAGCGATCGGCGATCGGGGAGAAAGATATACGAGTTTTCCAGCAGATATGCTTGAAGCCCTACTGACCACTGCACAGTACGGACTTAAAGAGGCATACACCGAAGGGACAGATATATTTACAGAATTGTCTCAATATTCAATTAGAAATGTAAATGGTAATGTAATTGTCAATAGAACTTTTAGATCCTTTGTTGAGACACTGAGGAATGCTCAGTTTTTATTTAGCGTCAACCGAGATGATCTAACCTTTGGAAATTGGTTTGCCGGAAAATATGTGCTACTAAGCGGAGCAGTCCAGTCCGGACAAGTTCCAGAGGTAGCTATGCCTCTTTTGTTGGCTTTTATTGACGCTCTCATATTAATTGAGGGCGAAACATCACAGATAAAGAAACTGGCCCAATACTTTATGTTTACAGAAGTAGCAAAGATAGTGCCTGAATCTATACTTAGAGATGCTATACTTGCTAACAATAATTATGACCAACGACATCATTATGTGGAGATTGACACCCCTTATGTATCTACGAAACAGTCTTACGACTATCTAGAAGAAATTTCTGTTGGCGAGCCCTATCGTGCAGCATTAACAAGTGATTACTCGTATTTATCTCAAGAGTATGAACAAGAAGTAGTAAATGAAAATTTTGTAGAAAATTTACTACCCAATACTTACACAAGGCATTATTTTAAGTCGTTGGCACTGAAAAGGGCAACCTCTGGACCACTTTCTGCTGAGGAAGAGCGAAAATATCAAGAGTTTAGAATTATTTTAGGATTATCAAATAATGTAAAAGACGAAGCATTATTGGGTATTTATGACGATTTTTATTACAATTCTTATGGCACTGCGGTTAAAAATGTAGACTTGGATAATCAGGTCATAAAAAACATAGTGACCAGAAACAGTTCAGTAATTATTGATTCTACACAGATTAACGAAGTTGGTCTTGATGTAGGGTCTTCGCCAATGAACATAGGTGTTGAATTTACTAGAGATGAAATTGGTAATTCAATAGACCTGGTGACGGGGGAAAATTCTGAAAGACTAACTGATGCAGGTAGTATTATTTTTGAAAATATTAAACAACAAGGTGACGATGCTCCTACAAGATTAAACCTTTATTCTACACAGTATCTTACAAATCGAAATAATGGCATAGAGGAAAAAGAAAGTCCATATGCCACCGTACAATTAAAGGAGTTCTCTCTTGCAGCAGCGTTTAGAAGATTTTCAAGATTCCCAGAATTTAGTTCTCTCATCTTGAATACGACTACAGAAAACATCCCCCGGTCACTCCTTGCTTATGCACTAGGATTAGGTGGTATCGGAAATACAAATTCACGACGTAGTTATGGATCTATTGTTTCTTCACGGGATTCAAAAAGCGAATGTTTAGGGTATAGAATAAGGAAGACTCTACCAGATAACACAATTCAGGATTTTTATATTGGTAACGGTCGAGGGCAGAAAGTCCTAACTTACAGAGATTCGCAAGTAAAGTATGGTGTAGAATATAAATACAGTTTGTCCGAATACAGGATAATCTACGGCACAAAATATAAATTCAGAGTTGTAAGCCCTGATCTTCCTTTATGGGTGATGGAAAATTATCTTGGACTTTCCAGTAATGCTCAAGAAAAAATACAAGAAATTGGAGCTAGTCAAGAGCAAAGACCAGGCCGGGAACGACAAGAAGTTATTCCTATTCCAAACATAACTTTTAACGCTTATGTCCAGGAAGTTCGAGATGCTGTCATTACTGAGATCCCAATTTATGATGAGTCTTTTAATACGCAGAATATATTTAATCTTCTCCCTGAAGATGAGGCGTCTTACTTGATTGGCGGCGATATAGGTGGGCAAGGGTCAATATCTTATCCATCCGCAAAAGTTATGGACCGTCCACCCACAGCACCAGTTCTAGATGTTTTTCCTATGGTCGGCATCAAAGATCAAATAAAATTGAGTGTCAATTTAGAAACAGGAAACAACACAGGTGCCAATGCTAGAGAAATCGTCAGTATTGGAGACTTGGCAGCTAAGATTACAGAGTTAAAACAATACCAAGACAAATACACAAATAGGGCACTACCGCCAAACAAACTTGAGTACAAAAACGAAGGGATATCAGAGCTAAGAAATATCATAGTCTATAGAACTACCTCAATTAATTTAACTGTGCAGAACTATAACGACTTATATAAGTCTTTTAATCCTGAGACGAATTCTGATGTCCTAGTCAGAAAGTTTACAGATAAAACCATAGACTTTGAGCAATTTCCAGATGTCCAGCAGGTTCCATCATATGATTTTAGAGACACGATTGAACCAAACGTCAATTATTATTATACTTGTGTGATCGAAGATTTTCATGGTAATCCATCAAACCCAAGCATAATATATCGAGTTAGGTTGTTGTTTGATAAAGGTTTGTTGATACCAGAGGTAGACACTGTTCTGCCTAATGGAACAGGCGACCAGAAGCCACAAAAAAACCTAACTCAGTTTCTGCAAATTGATGCTTCTAATATTCAAACTCTTCCCTACGTGGATACAGAAAATGGTGGTTTTAGTACTGAGAGAAGCTTAGGTGTTTCACTGGGTAAATCGATCGAGGAACAGGGATACATAATTCGATTAACATCTAAAGACACAGGGAGAAAATTTGATGTTAAGTTAAATTTTGTTGTTCGTGTTGATGGTTCCCCGATAAGCGAAGGAACATAAAAAAACAAAATTGAATAATACGAACTATTTATTAGGAACTTATATTACAGAATAGTTCGTTAAGAGGAAACGTTATGGCTTTTTTAGATAATAGTGGTGATATCATACTTGATGCTGTCTTGACTGACGAAGGACGTCGCAGACTAGCTCTAGGGGATGGTAGTTTCAGGATTACAAAGTTCGCCCTTGGTGATGATGAGATAGATTACCAACTTTATGATAAGACTCCTGCTAGTGGCTCTGGATATGAAGACACTCGTATTCTACAATTGCCAGTCTTTGAAGCGTTCACAAATAACACAACCTCACTTAGAAACAAACTATTAACATACACCGATAGCAGCTTGTTGTATCTCCCAGTTATTAAATTAAATTCGACCTTGGGTCCGACTGCAACAGGTGGCACTGCACCTTTGGGTGGTTATTATGTTTCAGTGGATCAAAATACAACCACAAATATTTTGAGTGCCAGTGCTAATGCTGCTGCTTCAGGTGGCTATCGACTTGCTCAAGCCGGCGCAACCGCTGACCAATCTCGATTAATTTTTGATCAAGGGTTAGACACTGCAAATCTATCTTTAGGTTATTTGGCTAGTAATAATAATCGAGGAAACTTTGGTGGCACCCAACAAGAGCAGGATTTGTTTGAGTCTGCTTATTTAGTTGAAGCTGACAGCCGACTAATTGGCGTGACTACACCATCTGATCTTTCTGTGGCACAGCCATCATTTATAGATGATGATAGCATCGCTACATATTACTTTGCTCTTGGAACTGATGCTCCTTATTTTGCTAGACAAAATAATGGAAGAGGCGGCTCTGCCGAGCCAACTTATGATATCGTAACTGATGGGAACGGAACCCGAAGCCAGAACTCGGCTATTGGACCAACTAATACTACTGGTAGATTAGGGTCTCGTTTAGTCTTTGGTTTAAGGTCATCGTTAAACCTCCAGAACAGTCAGGATTTGTTCACTAGGCTTGGTGGCACAACTACAATTACAGTTGGCGCAACCCCATTGAGTTTTTCATTCATTAACACAGTGATTAGAATAACAGGATTTAACACAGGTTTTCGTGTTGAAGTACCTCTAAAACTATTAAAATATACTTCGTAGGATATAAGATATGACAACCAGTTTTAAAGCACTAAATAATAATGATGTAACAAGGGCACAAACAAAGCTTCATGAAGCCATCCCTATTACAGGTACTATTTTATCGGGAACTTATGGGGGATTCCCAGCGGGAACAAACATAAAAAATTATAGTCACGGAATGTTCCAGAGCGTCTATGACTACCCTTTCCTGAGTTCTTCCGCCAATCATATTATTGATCTAACCGCTGGTTTTGCCTCTGATACTGCCTTGGTTGGATCAAAAGCTATTGGGATGACGCTAAAAAATAAAAAGAATGATGTCTATGGCGAATTATCTCAAATGTTGGCTGGCTATGATACAACTGGTAGCATTAATAAATTAGATGTTAGTGGTAACTTCAGTGCTGCTGCTGGTCCAACTAGAATGAACGAAGTTTTTGTAGTGAACTTTGCTAGGCTTTTGACCAAGGATGAAATTCAAAAACAAGCTAATGGCTTTACAATGACCCTTGGGGTTAGTTCTTCTTTCCAGCATGCGTTCAGAAAAACAATGAATGTTTATGATATTAATGGTCCAAATGCAAAAACTAATTCTCCTGCTGGTGAGTTTAACATTTTGTTTGCAACAAGCAGTCATGGTTCAGGACGTGCAAATAATAGACCTTGTGGATTAATTTTCTATCAAGCTGGTATTGCGGTAGTAACTTCATCTGTATTTAAATCTGACTTCGTAGAAAATTGTGCTATGGACGCAGCAGGTCTAAATGTAGATCGACTTCTAGTTACAGGTTCAATCAGTGGGTCGGCGGATGCTTTAAGGCATCGAATTCAAAATATAAGTTTTAACAACACTACAGAACTTAACTCGTCAATTTATTTCTGTAGGGCTAATAATAGTGAGTTTAATTACAGTAGTAATCCAACTTATTTAAGTTCTAGCCAGATAAGAGTTAAAACTTTAACTACGGACAATCCAGTATCCTATGTAACTTCAGTTGGTCTTTATAGTGAAGACAACGCTCTATTGGCTGTCGCTAAGGTAAGCGAGCCAATCAGAAAGTCGCCAGCCGAAGAATACACACTACGGGTAAGACTAGACTACTAGTAGGGAGGTAAAAATGCCTTACCTGCATTCTTTTGGTCCCGACGATATATTACAGAACCGTATGGTGACCCGTCCAAAGTTTGACTTCGTGATGTATAGTGGATCGGCTTATCTTAATAATGCTGGCGATCACTTGGGGCACAATATCACAACGGGGACAGTTAACCTTTATGAATATAACGTGGATCGCAACGGCACCACGCAAGGCTTGATTCATCCTTTTGTGGCACGAGACAGTGGTCTAATTTTTCGAACCAACAACCTGACAAGAGAACAATACCGATCATTGAATCGTTCAATTCAGACTATAACTGGATCATATGTTTTAACTTCTTCAATTACCAGGAAAGCCTTTGCTGCTTTAGCATCGCCATTCCCAAATGGAACTGACGCACAAAAAAATGCATATGTTGCAGCCCGTAAAGAATTAATTTCTTTAAAAAATACAATGAACTACCACAGGTTCTTGAGCAATTCGTATGCTTTTACAGGCAGTTATGTTTCGGGTATTGTTAATATGCTACAGATACCTTCTATAATGTTTGGTGAAAATATTAAAAAAGGCACAGTCAATTTAAAATTTTACTTTACTGGTACTCTGATCGATGAGGCAACAGATTCCCGTCAAAACGGGGAACTAATTTCAAAGATGGGTACACTTAGCGGCTCAACTGTTGGTGTTGTGTTATACAACGAAGGATTTCTCCTTTTGACATCATCTGCCAATATAAGTTCAAACAAAGACAAATATATTCCTGGAGCAAGCACTGTCAATTCTAGTTGGCAACATTTTGGAGCATACACGTCAGGATTAGCATCAGCAAGTCTTTTTTCGGTTAGTTTTGAAGGTACTCAAAAAGTCCCAACAACAACTATGTTTGCCACAGCCCAGCCTGGCGATTTAAATAATTCATTGAACCCTACTTGGATTTCATCGTCAGCATCTGACTGGAGAAGTAGAACGTCTATTAGTGAGGCAGGATATGTAGAACCAGAGGATACAACAATTAAAAATACAATCCATAGTCAGTATTGTAATTATGAGGATGAATTTCAGAAACAGACATACATAACTGAAATTGGAATTTTTGATGATAATAAGAACTTGATTGGCGTCGCAAAACTGGCCAATCCTGTACAGAAAAAAGAAGCAGACAATTATACGTTTAAATTAAAATTAGATATGTAGTACAATATCCTAGATGATACTAGGACTAGACATATCTACCACCATTATTGGAGTTGCTCTCATTAACAATGAGGGTAAACTAATAGTCAGCAACCACTGGGACATTTCTAAACAGGAATCCTTATTTGAGAAGGCTGAAGTGGTCGGCTCACTTTTATGGGAACTAAAGACAAAACATAAAATCGAGAAGGTCTTCATAGAGACAGCCCTCAAGAAGTTCTTCCCAGGTAAGTCCAGAGCCGACACTATCATAAAACTAGCCAAGTTTAACGGAATTGTCTCCTGGCTTTGTTTTGATACTTTTGGTGAAGCTCCTACTTTTATTAACGTGAATACAGCCCGCACTCTTTATGGCTTATCTTTCCCACGAGGAACAAAAGGGCCGCAAAGGAAGAAGATGGTCATCGAGGCAGTAAAAGACAAAGAGAAAACAGCTTTTACGTTTGAGATGGCTCGTGGTGGAAAGAATTATAAGAAGGGAACTGATGATAGGGCTGATGCTGTAGTCATAGCTAGAGCCGGAGAATTCCTTATAAAAAATGAAAATAATAAAGGATATTTGACGGATAAGATTACATTAATGGATTGACAAACTATTTATTGTATGCGCCTAACACAAGATATTATCCGTAAAATGATCAAAGAAGCTATTGACTCTTACGACCATGAGGGCGATATGGCTAAGCGTCAGATGTATAAGACGGCACGAGATGCTTCCCAAATATTACAAATGATCCAACCAGGCGATAATTATCCAGCTTGGCTCCAAAGTAAGATGACTAAGGTGGCTGACTATATTGGTGTAATTAAGAACTATCTTGAATATGATCACGTCATGGGAGAAGAGCTTACCAAGAAGCAAATCGAAGACAGAAACGATGATGCTGAATCTATAAAGGATAGCACTATCGACCAATACGGAAAAGAGAAGGGCACAGACGCCGCCTTTGCTATTGCCACAAATATACAAAAAGCCAAGGCAAAAAAGAAGAAGAAATAAACTTCTTGACCCACTAAAAACATATGGTATTATAATGTTGAAGGGAGGTGCTCCTATGAAGTACCAAGTCTTTAGCGATATGGATGGCGTCCTTGTCAACTTTGAGCAAGGCGTACTGGAATACATGAACAAACGTTTTCAGGAGTTGAAAGACCAGCTAGACCATCCTGACCATAAACTTGCCCGATCGGCTGCCAAGGAACTCGGCGGCTGGGATGTTGAGATCAGTAAGTGGCACATTGCTCGGTCTGACCAGGAGACGAGCTTGCCTCGCAATTACCGTGTTCGTGACTTTATGTATCGGCTTGTAGAAGACAACGTTGATCTCTGGGCAAACCTTGGCTGGGAGCGTGGCGGCAAAGAACTTTGGGATTACATCAAAGACATTCCAGGGTTAGAGATTTTGTCTGC